TGGCGCGATGTGTTGCAGGAGTTGCCCCGCCGCATCCACGAATGGATGCCGCGCCTCGCCGAGGAAGGCGTCGTGGGCGCGGACGCAATCTTCGCCTGTCTCGGCCCGGCTCTCGAAATCTATTCACGCCATTCGCGCGTGGAGAAAGCCAGTGGCGATACTGTCTCACTCAAGGAATATCTGGAGCAGGTCTGGGCGGCCGTCTCGAAGGAAGCGCTCGCAATGATCTTCACCGGCGCCGATGCGACTGGCTTCGAGGAAGACGCGCGGCTAACCGCGATGTGGCTCTGGACCCTCTCGACTGGGGCTTCCAACGGAAACGGCGCCAGCACGCCGGAAGACGAGGAATCTGCCGAAGACGAGGAGGACGATGGCGCGGCTCCAAAGAGCAAAGTCAGTGGGTTCGTGCTCGAATACGACGCGGCGCGAAAAATCGCCCAGGGTCTTGGTGCCCATCTCGAACAACTCGCATCTCTAATCGAGATCAAAGGATCGACTGCTCGCCTCCTGCCCGTCGCGGAGCGCACGCGGTCGCTGTTCCAGAAGGGAGATGCCGCCGAGCCAATCGCTCGTGGCAAGGCCAAGAAGAAAAGTGCCCAACTCTCCCTGGGGTTCGTGGCCGATCTCGAAGAGGCGGAAGCGAGGGGTGGGTGGGGCGATACCGGAGCACCACACAAGGGAGAGACTGTCCTCGATCGTGTTCACCAGTCCATGATTCTTTTCGGCGCGGGACGCGGCGAAGCGCTCAAACGGTTCCTGGTCGATGACGGCGCCGGCCGCGACGAGCGCTTTTGGCGGCTTGCGCAAGCATTCTCCGCGCTCTACCCCTCCTCCACGGATGAGAAACGCTGGGTTGACGGCGTGCTCGCGCGCAAGCGGAGCCTCGGGTTCTGATCATGGGTTCTATCGCTCAGCGCTGGTTCGGTACATTCATGGAGACGGTGAAGACGCACGAGACGTCGACCATGTTACGCGAGGCGGCGGAACGCGGAGAACTCAAGCATTGGACCCAGGCCCTGACGGGCATTGTCGTTGGCACTTTTCCGAAGATGGGCTGGCGCGGAGCGGCGCGCGGGCACAAATCCGATCTGCTCCCGGTATCGCGCTCGGAGTATCTGGCGCTTGACGTCGTAGCCTTCGAGATTGCCGGTGACCGGCGGTGGCGATTTCCCGTGGGCGTGTTCGAGCTGGAGAACAGCCCAGCCGATGATCTGGTCGCCTACTCCCTTTGGAAGGTTTTGTGCATACGCGCGAACCTCCGCGTGTTATTTTGCTACCGCCACGATGCAAACGAGGGGGCGGAGCTGGTGCGTCATCTGGCAGACCAAGTCATCCAGGCGATGGAGATACCAACACGTTCAGGTTTAGGTGGTGAAACCCTGCTCATCGTCGGATCGCGCAGCGAAACTGCTACTTTTCCTTACGGATTTTTCAAAGACTGGACGCTCGACACCAACACGGCGCGCTTTCGTCGCAATTGATCGGAGACCAGCGTGGCGCTTAAACCCTGGTACAAGGTTATCACACCCAGAGAGGACCTCCGCGACGGACGGCCGCTTGACGCTTCCGAGTTTGCTGTTCATCTCGACCATGTTCGGGACGGACGGGCGCCTGACGACTATAAGAAACCAGAGCGGTTTTTTGACCGCACGTTCCTAACTTCAAGCCTTCGCGAGCTTGGTGGCGGTGTGATCCGGCGGCTCTCGGGCATCAAAGTCGAGACCTCGGCAATCTACAATCTCACCACCCAGTTCGGCGGTGGCAAGACTCACGCGCTAACTCTCCTTTATCATCTCGCCAAAGCCGGCCCGGCAGCGTCGAACTGGAAGGGAGTGCCGTCTCTCCTCGACCAGGCAGGCGTGCAAACCGTTCCCGGTGCCGCCACCGCCGTCTTTGTGGGGACGGAATTCGACTCGCTCACCGGGCGCGGCGGCAATGACGGGACGCCTCTACGCCGCACGCCGTGGGGGGACATTGCATTCCAGCTAGGCCGCGAAGAGGGCTTCGCCGTCGTTGCTAAGCACGATGCGGAGGGCATCGCACCGTCCACAGAGGTGATCCGGAAGTTTCTACCTAAGGGCAAGCCGGCGCTAATCCTTATGGACGAGCTGCTCAACTATCTGAACCGCGAACGGAATCGAAAAACTGGACTGGGTGGACAGCTCTATTCGTTTGTTCAGAACCTCTCGGAGGAGGCGCGAGCGCAAGACGGCGTGGTGCTCGCGGTTTCATTGCCATCGGTCGTCGATGAAATGACGCCCGAGGACGAGGCAGACTTCCAGCGATTTGAGAAACTCCTCGACCGACTCGGCAAGGCAATGATCATGTCGGCCGAGTCCGAGACGTCGGAGATTATCCGGCGGCGTCTCTTCGAGTGGGGAGGCTTGCCGGACGACGCGAAGAAGACTGCGGCTGAGTACGCCGACTGGGTTCAGGTCCATCGGACCCAGGTCCCAAACTGGTTCCCCGTCGATCACGCGAAGGACGCTTTCGCCGCTACCTATCCATTCCACCCGACGCTGCTATCCGTGTTCGAGCGGAAGTGGCAGGCGCTGCCCCGATTTCAGCAGACCCGCGGCATACTGCGCCTGCTCGCTCTCTGGGTGGCGAATGCTTATCAGGCGGGATTCAAGGGCGCTCACAAGGACCCGCTCATTGGCATGGGGACGGCACCGCTCGACGACCCACTGTTCCGATCGGCAATCTTCGAGCAGCTCGGCGGCGCAAAGCTAGAGGGTGCGGTCACGACGGATATATGCGGCAAGAAGGATTCCCACGCCCTCCGTCTCGACAAAGAAGCGATCGAGGCGATACGCAAGGCGCGCCTCCATCAGAAAGTCGCAACAACCATCTTCTTCGAATCGAACGGTGGGCAGGCGAGGGCCGAGGCGACACTCCCGGAGATTCGCCTCGCGGTCGCCGAACCAGATCTCGACGTCGGCAATGTCGAGACGGCTCTCGAGGCGCTGTCAACGACCTGTTACTACCTTTCAGCCGAGAAGAACCGCTATCGGTTCAGCCTGTCTCCAAACCTGAACAAGCTGCTCGCCGACCGACGTGCGAGCGTCCAGTCACCACGCGTGGAAGAGCGTATCCGCGCCGAGGTGCAGAAGGTGTTCGCCGAGGGGAAAGGGGTCATCGACCGAATATTTTTCCCGGACAAGAGCGGTCAGATTCCCGACGCGGCACGCTTGACGCTTGTGGTGCTCCCGCCAGACCATGGTGCTGCCGACAAGGCGACGCGCTCATTTGTCGACACTGCGACGAAGGAGCACGGATCGTCGGCGCGCTCGTTCAAGAGTGGGCTCGTATGGGCCGTGCCTGAAGGAGCGGATTCGCTACGCGATGACGCGCGGAAAGCACTCGCTTGGGAAGATATTGCCGATGAAGAAACGGACCTCCGGCTCGACGAAGGTCAGACGCGGCAGCTCGCGGAGAATCTCAAGAAGGCACAGCGGGACATCAAAGAGACCGTCTGGCGCACCTACAAGAACGTCATGCTCCTCGGCAAGGACGGCGAGTGGAAGACCGTCGATCTAGGACTTGTCCACTCAAGCGCCGCGCCTTCGATCAGCCAGCTCATCATCGAACGTCTAGGCCAGGCTGGCGATATTGAGGACAAGGGCGTGAGCCCGAACTTCCTCGTCCGCAACTGGCCACCTGCGTTCAAGGAGTGGAACACCAAGTCGGTGCGCGACGCGTTCTTCGCGTCGCCACAGTTCCCGCGCCTGCTCAACCCCGACTCGATCAAAGACACTATCGCGCGCGGCGTCGAGAATGGGATGCTGGGCTACGTCGGCAAGAAGGTTGACGGTAGCTATGCGCCGTTCCATTGGAACAGCTCGCTGCCCTCCCAGGACGTCGAAATCTCCGACGACGTTTTCCTCATCCAGCGCGAGCTCGCGGAGGCATACAAGGCCGGGAGGGTCAGCCCGACACAGGGCGGTTTTTCCGAACCCACAGTCAGCGGCGTTCCCGGCGGGTTAGGGCTCCCTGCGGGAGGCGGTGCCGTAACAGGACCAGCCGCTCCAGTACCCGACAGCCAGCCGTTGCCACCCGCAAGCATTGCTCGCCTCGTTTGGAGCGGAGAAGTCCCGCATCAAAAATGGATGAACTTCTATACAAAGGTACTCTCGAAGTTCGCCTCAACCGCCGGCTTGAAGCTCACACTGCGAGTGGAGGTCGCCCCTGTAGAAGGGGTTTCGCCGCAAAAGGTAGATGAGACCAAAGTGGCGTTGCGTGAGCTGGGACTGAAGGACTCGCTTGAGAGCGATTAGGCGCCTTCGATCGATGCTCACGCTAGGCGTGGTTAATCGATTTTAAGAATAGCCCCTGTCTGCTCCGACCATTCCACTGGAAACCGTTGCATCAGCATCGCCAACGTCATCTGTGCTGGCTGTCTTCCGTCCAAGATCGCCTCAACGATATCGGGCGCCAGCAGGGTCAATCGCAGGACGCGGCCGACGTAGGCCTCATTTATTTTTTCGGCGGCGGCGATCTCCGAGATGGTCGCGTGAGTGCCGCTCTCCATCATTTCACGCCAGCGGAACGCCCGGGCGACAGCCTTGACCATGGCGTTGTCGATGCGTCGGCGGATCGCTGGCCCTATATCGGGTGTGCCGTCGGGTGATAGGACAAGCTTCCGTCCGCCACGCGTGCGTATCGAAATCGGCACGCGCACGGTGATCGTGCGTCCGTCGCTCTTGATCTTTGGTTTCGCCATCACGCTCTATTCCTCGCTTCCGGCCTGACGGCGTCCAATTCTGTTGTCAGATTGGCCAAGCCTTCTGTCCGCAGCCTGATATCGACACCATCCGGACTGACATCGACGCGCTCGACGAGCAGCTGCACGACGCGCGCCTGCTCAGCCGGGAACAGCTCGTTCCAAACCGGGTCGAGCCGCTGCAGGGCGGCGCGAACCTCAGACTCGTCGAAGCCGGCGACGAGGCGCTTGCCCGCGCGCCACGTGCGCACAATCATTTCCGGGGAACGGAGCAAGCCGCGGACCTGATCGACCACCGCCCCCTCCATTTCGGCCGCCGGTACACGCCGCACGGTGCATGCCGGCGCGTCGTGTTTCAGCAGATCGATCGCGACGTAATAGCGATAGAGCCGCCCGCCCTTACGGGTGTGGGTTGGCGTCATCGAGCAGCCTGTCGGGCCAAAGATAAGGCCCTTCAACAAAGCCGGCGTCTGGGCCCTCGTCGCCGCCGCGCGTCGTCGCGGGCCGTGACTGAGAACGGCATAGACCTTGTCCCATAGCTCCTTGCTGACGATCGCCTCGTGCTCACCCGGATAAGAGACGCCCTTGTGAACCGCCTCGCCCAGGTAAGTTCGTTTCCGAAAGAGCTGGTAGACGTAACTCTTGTCGATCAGGCGCCCGCGTTTGCCGCACACACCTTCATCTCGCAGCGTCCGGACCAGCTTGGTCACCGATCCGGTCTTTGTGAATTTTTCGAAGATGCGGCGGACGGTTTCCGCTTCGGGCTCGTTGACGACCAGCTTGCGGTCCTTCACGTCGTAACCGAGCGGCACAAAGCCGCCCATCCACATTCCCTTCTTGCGGGAGGCAGCGAACTTGTCGCGGATGCGCTCGCCGATCACCTCGCGCTCGAACTGCGCGAATGACAGCAGGATGTTTAGCGTCAGTCGGCCCATGGAGGTCGTGGTGTTGAACGACTGCGTCACGCTAACGAACGTGACGTTGTTGCGGTCGAATACCTCGACGAGCTTGGAAAAATCCATCAGCGCGCGGCTGAGCCGATCGATCTTGTAGACGACCACCACGTCAACGCGATGCTCCTCGATGTCGGCGAGCAGCCGTTTCAGTGCTGGGCGCTCCAGCGTCGCTCCCGAAATGCCGCCATCATCGTAGTGGTCAGGAACGAGCACCCAGCCTTCCGGCTTCTGACTTGCGATGTAGGCTTCGCAAGCCTCGCGTTGCGCATCGAGCGAATTGAACTCCTGCTCAAGACCCTCTTCGCTGGACTTGCGGGTGTAGACGGCGCAGCGCAGCTTGCGAACGATCGGTTTCTTCATGGGGTGCCTCGCTGCTTGAGGCCGAAAAACAACCAGCCGTTCCACTGCGTGCCGGTGATCGCGCGCGCGGCGGCGGAGAGGGATTTGAATGGACGCCCCTGATACTCGAAGCCGTCTTCCCGCACCGTGACGCAGTGCTCAACGCCCTGCCACTCGCGGATGAGCCGCGTGCCCGGCATCGGGCGGTCCTGATGATGGCGTCGGCGATTTGCAGGATTTCCGCCATCGAGTTCCTCGGCCAGTTCTCGGAGCCGCGCCACTGTTGTCGGCTTCAGGCCGCCATAGGCCAGCTCCTGGATGCGATACGCCAACCGGTGTTCGAGGAAGCGACGGTTGTAGGGCGGCGGTTCGGTCTCGAATAAATCGCGCCATTGCTGCTTTAGTTGCTGGTTCGGCATCGTCTTGAGCGCCGCGACCCGTGTGAGCACCGTGTCGGTCAATCCAACTCTCCTTTGAGAACGTTGGCATGACCGCTCTGGCCGCCGGGACAGTCGAGCGAACTTTCTCCGAGGTCCGCAGATAAAGGACTGGACTGTGCCGCCATCAGCCGCATTAGGCCGGCGGCTAGGATCTCGGCGACCTCGTCGAGCCGCTCGTCGGAACTCATCAGGTCAGGTTGGAGCGCATTCCCCGTCATGCCCTCTTGGTAGCGACGTGTTCATGCTGGATTCCCAAGAGGTTGCATCCTTGGCGTCAACAGTGATTGCGCGACCACGAAATTGGGACTCGACTCCTTTCCAAACTTATGAGAACAGATAGCGAACATAAAGAACAGGGAGTCGTCAATGACCATCCGTATTGCGTACCGGCATTCTCGGTTAACCGCTCTGCCGCAGGGGCTTTCGCCGCCCGACATCTGGGCTGTCGCTCGCGAACTGCGCACCCAACTGGCGGACGAGCCCGCCCAGCGCCCTCTTGCGGTGCATGCCCTCCTGAATCGCCTTGAGGAGGTTGAAATCAATGGCATTCCGTTCGAGGTCGACTTTGATCTCGACCACGAGGTCCATCGCGCCGGCAAGTCGACGATGGGCGTGACTGAGTTCGACAAGGCTTCCCCCACCTGCATCATGGTGTCGATCAACGGTCCAAAATTGCGCGAGACAGAGACACTCCTGAAGTCGACGGTGGCGCACGAGATGGGCCACGTCATGTTCGAGGCGCCGAACTGGATCCTGACGCAGCCTGACAAACCGGTCCGGTCCGGATTCACCGGCGCGAACGCGTCCAGGGATCCGCGTGAAGTGCGCGCCAATGAGTTCATGGGTGCGCTCTTGGTGCAGAGCTCACTCGTGCGGGTCGATCTCCAGCGGCTTGCCAAGAAACAGAGGTTTAGCGCCTCACCCCGGCCGTCGACCGTCATGTCGGGCGCACCGGCTTACGACGCCGCACACCTCGACGATGACAGCGTTCAGGAAGTCATCTTCACATTGGCCGAGCGGTACGACGTCTCGCCAAGTTTCATGCGCGTGCGACTGGAGCGCTACGATCTCCTGCGCACGGGCCCATTCATCCCATAGAGGAGTTCTGTTATGGCTTTCGGAGCATGGATCAGACGTGAGCGGGAAGCGGCGAATATTTCGCTTAAGGAATTCGCGCGCTCCATCGAAATTTCGCAAGCCTATTGGTCCCGTATCGAACGAGGCCTGGAGCTCGCCCCCAAGGACACGCTGATCGTTGCTGCCTGCCACAAGCTGGGCCTTGCGACCGATCAGGCTTTCATCGAGGCGCGTCGCCTCCCGCCAGATATGCAAGGCGATCTCGCGATCGCAGTCTCGGTCTATCGCGACTTCAAATCTCGAAGCGCCGCTTAGGCGGCGCTCACTCTTCAAGCGTCTATCTGCTGAACTGAACCCGGCTTCCGCCGGGAACGGAGAACTGTGTCCGCAAGCTGGAGCTATTTCTCGATGTCCGCCACTCCCAGCCACGTCGATCATAAACATACGAGCGACTTCGACGCGGACATGTTGCGTGTCATGCGCGCGGCCGCCGCTTTTCAGGCACGCAGTGTCGCACGCACGCTCAAGCTTTCGCCGGCCGACCAAGCCGATGCCGAGCATGAAATTCTGCTCATCCTGTTGGAACGACGCCACTACTTCGATCCGGCACGAGGCCCATGGCCCGCTTTTGCCCGCCTTGTCGCGCGGCAGGCCGCCCAAGGGCTCGCAGACACATTGATGGCAGCGCGCAGGCTGTGCCCGATATCGATGGATGAATTGGCCGCGAGCGAAGAGAACCGCGACGATACCACTCCTGTCGCCGACGCACTCAGAGACCATACGGCGCCGACCGAGAATGACATGCTCGACGCGATCTCGATCGCGTCGTTCGTGCGCCGGCTGCCGCCGGAGCTGAACGTGGTCGTGACGGCAGTGCTAGAGGCTGATGGGGAACTCGGCGAAGCCCAGAGAGCCACCGGTCTGTCCACTAGCGAATTCTACCGGCGTCTGCGAGAGGTTCGCTACCGGATGTTTTCTCTCGGGATGTTCGAGCGTCGTAGATTTGCACCGTCTGGGAAGGCAACACCCGTGGCTCGCTACAACGCGAGTAGGGCGGGCGACCTCGCGTGTGACCTCTTGGGAAACCAGGCACGGCCAGCCCCTACAAGGCGAGTAGAGGAAGATGGCAGCCAGGGCCTCTTGGGAAACGAAGAGCCTTCGACCGCTACAAGGCGAGTAGAGGAAGCTCCGATGCCCGAGCAGGCGAGAGCGCTACCAGCAGGATAATCGGCTGATCGGAGCGCTGTTTCGATTGGCATCCACACAACAACACGTCAATCCCAGCCGGGACTTCGTTTCGGCTGAACGAGAAAGGTTTGCCTATGCTCCAGTCGTCCGACGCGTTCGCAGCCGCCATCGAGAGGAATTTCATTCCTTTCGATGAGAATGACTTCGTCGACTGGATCGTCGACGCCAAGGCCAGCGATTGCATCGCTTACTACCGGGGCCATGTTGGGCGCGATCGCCATCCGAGCTTTGCGATCCTGAACCAAACGGATTGCCGCAAGCTCTCTGCGGTGGCGTCGCGGGTCATGATCGCCGCGGACCAAGGCCTAGTGTTTCCGTTCCAGAAGCGTCTCGGCCCGCACGACTACGTCTACATCGCGGTGCGGGCGCTTGGGCGATTGGCCAGCCCCTTTCAACAGATGCCAGCGCACGCGCTCGCGGCCTGACGGATCAGCTCATGAACGCGCCGGCAATCATGACAGAACACATCCGCGATCTTGGCATCGATGAGATCGCTCAGCTCTCCGCACCAGAGCTTGCCTGCCTGCTCGATGATCTCGGCGCACAGAAGGCATCCCTGAAGCACATCGAAGAGAAGCTCGACGCCGCTCTCGACCGCCGTTACGCGGCTCGCGCCAAGCAGTGTCGAGCCGAGGCCGACAAGGATACCGGAACCGTACGGTTCGTCGACAACGATTTCACGGTGATCGCCGATCTGCCAAAGCGCGTGAAGTGGGATCAGGACAAGCTACGCCACGCAGCCGAGATCATCCGTACCAGCTGGGGCGACGACCCTACGGACTACGTGAAAACAAAATTCGATGTCTCGGAGGCTGCGTTCACGAACTGGCCGCGTCCGGTCCGTGAACTGTTCATTCCGGCGCGCACCGTCGAGACCGGCCGTCCAACCTATCGCATCGAAGCAATTCAACAGAAGTGACTACGGCGGGGTGGTCCGTGGCGTAAGCGCGGACAGGGTCATCCTTCGGCACCGGTCAACGCCCCGCCGCCCTCATTGGAGCAACAGCATGCCTGTCCGTATTGTCACCGCCGACGAGCGTCTCTCGGCGGCGCACAACAAGACCTCGATCGCGATTTTCGGGCCACCCGGTGTCGGGAAAACCTCTCTTCTCAAGACGCTGCCGTCTGAGCACACGGTCTGTCTCGACCTCGAAGCTGGCATGAAGTCGGTTCAGGATTGGCCCGGCGCCAGCATCCCGGTGCGCAGCTTCGTGGATTTCCGCGATCTTGTAGTGTTGATCGGTGGTCCCGATCCCGCGGCGGACCCGAACGCCTGGTACAGCGCGCAGCATCACCAGCATGCACGCGGCGTCTATGCCGGGAGGGGCATCGAGGAGTTCCTCGCCTCCAAGGCTGTCGTCTTTGTCGACAGCATCACCGACCTGACACGTCAGGTGATGACCTACGCCAAGCAGCAACCGGAGGCATTCTCGGATCGGACCGGCAAGCCAGACATTCGAGGCGCGTACGGTCTGCTGGGGCGCGAGGTCATCCAGGCGCTGAAACACCTGCAGCACGCCGCCGGCAAGACGGTGATCTTCGTCGGCGTGCTTGAAAAGGTTACCGACGAGTTCAACGTCGTGACCTGGCGGCCGCAAATGGAGGGTTCGAAAGCGGGCCGCGAGCTCCCCGGCATCGTCGACCAAGTGATGTCGCTACATCTTTTCTCGCGCGCCGCGGATGGCAGTTTCGCGCTCGACGAAAGAGCGACCGAACGGCGCCTCGTGTGCAAGTCGGGCAATTCGTTTGGACTGCCCGCCAAGGACCGCAGCGGTCGACTGGATATCACAGAGCCGCCTGATCTCGGGGCGCTCCTGCACAAGATCAACGCCATCGCCGCCGCGCCTGCGGCAGCAGCCTAAATCACATCAACGGAGAACCCACGCATGTACGACCTCAACGATGCTCAGCCGCAAATGCCGCCGATCGGCGAGCTCATGCCGGATGGCACCTTCGCGAAGGTGAAGATGACGATCCGTCCGGGTGGACTGAATGGCCCTACCGCCATGGACGCGGGCCTTTTGAAGGCCTCGCAGCAAAGCGACGCCAAGATGCTCGATTGCGAGTTCACCGTGGTGGATGGCCCCTACGCACGCCGCAAGTTTTGGCAGAACTTTACCGTTGCCGGCGGCAAGGTCGATGACAAGGGGCAGTCGAAAGGTTGGAACATCTCGAAGAGCGCGTTCCGCGCCATGGTGGACAGTGCCCTTGGCCTGGACGCCAAAGACGAGAGCCCCGCGGCGAAACAGAAGCGCGTCATTCAAGGCTTGAAGCAACTCGACGGCATCGTCTTCGTCGGTCGCATCATGGTCGAGCCCGCTTCGAGCGCACAGTACAAACCCCAGAATAAGCTCGCAAACGTGGTGCTACCGAAGGATCCGCAATACGCGGCCGTCATGCGCGGCGAGACGGTGCAGCCAGATCCTGTGAACGCTCCGCCCCGAAAGAATACTGAAGCGCCGAGCGCTCAATCTCCTGCGTGGGCCACCCAGGCGAATGCGCCTTCCGCTCCGCCCGCGTCCGGTGGTGTGCCTTGGGCCGGGCAAACTGGTCCCAAGCCACAGGGTAACGCCGCCGAAGGTCCGGCCTGGCTGAACGGATAACGGCGACTGTGACGGACGATGAATGGCAGGCCCACGTCGCGCATGAGGCCGCGAAGGCGATCGGCGAATGGCTCGAGGCAAGAGGAAACCTGCATCAGCCGATTCGCTCTTTAGCCATGCGCGACCTCGAGGCGATGGCGCAAAACGCCATCAGCCAATTCATCGTCCTGACGTCGCAACGCATTGCGCAACGCCGCTCCGACCCCGAGTTGCGGAAGCTCTCTCTGCTTCTCGGAGCGTGAGGGTCTGCGCCGTCTGCAGTCGCGAAGCGCGCGGCTTCTATTACACGCACGAGCTTCGACCAAACCGGTACCCGACCTTCGCGCTGTGCTCGCACCGCTGCCAGCACGCCGGTGTGGCTATCGCCAAGAGGAACTTTGGCATGATCGACAAGACCGCCATGGAGACCCGCGCGATCAAGGATGCGCGGAAGCCGCTTGCCGAAACGCTCACCGAACTCGGCCTAATGGCGCCATTTCATAATCGCACCGCGGAGGAGATCGATCGAATCATCGAAGTCTGTGTCGATGGCTTCGCCGAGTCGATGAAGCGCCAAGCCCTCAATGACGACATTCCGTTTTGAGGCTTCGGCGTGCTCGACCTCAACCACGGCTCAGGCGCCCAGTACGAAGGCCCCGTACGGCCGCCTGGCATTACGGCGGCGGTCAACGCGGCAATCGATACCGCGCTGAGCCAACGGAACCGAGCGCAGCCTGCTCGCCACTACGTTAGTTCTTCGGGACTTGGCCGCGAGTGCCTACGGCAGATTCAGTACGACTATCTTGCGGTCGCGAAGGACGATGGTCGTGAGTTCGAACCGAAGACCCTGCGGATCTTCGAAGCAGGTCACCGCTGCGAGGACATCGTGGCGTCATGGTTGCGGGGGGCAGGCTTCGACCTGCGTACACATCGTGCAAATGGAGGCCAATTCGGCTTCACCGCCTTGGGCGGGCGCTTCCGCGGCCATATTGACGGCTGCGTCGTTGCCGGCCCCGCGCCGATGGCGTTCCCGGCGCTGTGGGAGACCAAAGCGCTCGGTGCTGCGCCCTGGAAAGACGTCGTCAAAAAGGGAGTTGTGCTGGCTCGGCCCATCTACGCCGCCCAGATTGCGCTCTATCAGGCCTATCTCGAACTTCCCAATCCAGCCCTCTTCACCGCCTTGAACAGGGACACATTCGAACTCCACTGCGAACTGGTCAACTTTGACGCGGCGCTAGCGCAAAGCGCGTCCGATCGCGCGGTTGCAGTCGTCACGGCAAGCGACGCGCAAGAATTGCTGCCGCGAGCAGTGATCGACCGAAGCTCGGCGGTCTGCCGCGGTGGCTGGACGCACGGCGAATGGCATGGCGCCTGCGCCTGGCAAGACCGCTGCTGGGGTGCCACATGACCGACATCACACCGTCCGATACGCAGTCGTGCGCGATCGCGTCGATCAAGGAGTGGTTCAACAACCGGACCGGCGAACAGCAGGTGTTTCGTCTCTTCGGCTACGCCGGCACGGGCAAGTCGACCGTCCTGAAATTTACGCTCCAGGAGTTGGGCCTCGAGCGGCACAAGAGCAGCCGTGAGGGTGGCGAGTGTGCGCCTGGCGTCGTCACCGCAACATTCACCGGCAAAGCAGCCCTCGTGCTGCGCCGCAAGGGCACACCCGCACGCACCATTCACAGCCTGATCTACAGCGTGATTGCCGCAACGGACGAGGAAGTCGAGGCGGCGGCAAAGAAGATCGACGAGGCCCAACAACAGGTCCTCAACCTTGCGGGTTTTGATCGCACCGCTGCGGAGGCTGCGATCGAAGCCATGCGGCAGGCACTCTCTCAGATGAAGAAGCCGCGGTTCGCGCTCAATCCGCAGAGCGATGCCGCACACGCCAAGCTGATCGTGCTCGATGAAGTCTCCATGGTCGGCGAAGACATGGCGCGCGACCTCATGAGCTTCGGGAAACCCATCCTGGTGCTGGGCGACCCCGGGCAACTCCCGCCGATCAAGGGCGAAGGCGCGTTCACGAGAGATCCGCCCGACATCATGCTGACCGAGATCCATCGCCAGGCCGCGGAAAGCGCAATCATTCGTCTCGCCACGATGGCACGACAGGGAGAACCGATCGGATTTGGCCAGTACGACACGTTCGTCTGGAAAATGCGCAAGATGGATGTAACGCCCGACCAGTGCTTGCGCGGCGGCCAAGTGATCTGTGGGCTCAACGCCACGCGACTCAAGCTCAATAATGCGATGCGGCGTGCAGCCGGATTTGTGGACGGCTGGCTGCCTACAGGGCCAAGCGAAAAGATCATCTGCCTCAAGAACCAAAACGACCTTGGCCTCATCAACGGCATGTTTCTCACGCTTGAGGACATCGTTGATGAAGGCAGCCATTTCTTCTCGGCGGTGGTCAGTGACGAGGAGGGAAATCCGGTTGGTAAATTCGGCAGCAACGCCAAGGGCGAGCGGCTGCGAATCTACAAGGGTCATTTCGAGGACCATGTGGCGTTCGACCGCACACGCCACGATCGCGACTGGAAGAACAAGCGGATGCTGACCGAGGCAACCTTCGGATGGGCAATCACCGGCCACAAGTCGCAAGGATCGCAATGGGAAAACGTGGTCGTTTGGGATGACGGTCTCGGGCGTAGCGAAGCCGACCGCCGGCGATGGCTCTACACCGTGATCACACGAGCAGAGAGGGGGCTCGTGATCCTGTCATGATTGACCTCAACGAGGTCTGGCAGCCACCTCCCCGCTACGACCTCGATGCCATCCGTAGTCGTCTCTGTGCGACGGCGGCCGATTGGCTGCCGGCGTTCTTTCCGCATGCCCGCATGTCGGCGGATCGAAAGACGCTGCGCTGTGCCGATCTCTCCGGACGTGCGCCACGCGGCGAAGGTTCCTGCGTCATCCACCTGCTCGGTCCGCGCGCCGGTTGGGGCTTCGATCACGCCACCGGCGAGTCGGCGGGTCCCATCGATCTGATCCATCACTCCACCGGGGTGTCGGGCGTCGCAATGTTCGAAGAGGCCGCAAAGCAGGCCCGGCTTGATGGTCCAGCCCCCGCAGCACCATCCGGCATCCCCCGCGTTGACCACAGTCACGAGATCGCTCGCATCATCGCCGGCTGCGTGCCGATCGTCGGGACCGTAGCTCAACGTTATCTCGGTGAACGGCGATTGGAGGATCCAGGCTGCCCAGACCTGCTGTTCAACGACGATCTGAGCGACTTCGACACCAAGCGCGGCTGGTGTGGAATGGTCGCGCTGGTCCGCAATGGCGTTGGGGAGCGGACTGGCGGAATTCATCGCACGTATCTGCTCGATGACGGATCTGCGAAAGCGCCGCCCGGCAAGAAGATGCTTGGACCTGTTTCCGCAGGCTCGGTGCGGCTCGCACCCCCGGGTGATGACGGGCACCTCGGCGTCGCCGAGGGCATCGAGACGGCGCTCTCCGCGCGAGCGATCTTCAATATTCCCACGTGGGCCGCTCTTTCCGCAGACGGCCTGCGTCGCTGGGAGTGGCCCACTGGGATTAACCAAGTCACGGTCTTCGCCGATGCGGGAACCGCCGGCCAGCAGGCGGCGGCCGACCTTGTGGGACGCCTCAAGGAAGGCGGGATACCAACGGCAATCGTCTCGCCGCTACATGGCGACGATTTCAACGACGATCTCCGACACGGGGCATCCGCGAAGGACTATGTGGGCTGGGGGCCCTCCGCATCCCCGCCTGTCCCTGCATCAGCCACCGATTTCGAAGCTGCCGTGCGGGCGCTGGGCAAGCCGCCTGATCTGCCGTTGCTGGGCAGGTTACTGGGCCATCTCGTCCAGGCCCGGCTGGAGCCGCTTCCCGAACGCCAGGTCCTCGCTGCGATCAAAATCGCAACAGGTATCCCGGTGGCAATCTTGGACAAACAGATCGGAGAACTAAGGCGCCGGCTGAATGCAACGGGCGACGTTCACGAGCGGCTGAACCGGCCGCGCTGGTCGTCTCAACTGCGCTTGGATCTCGCCGGCACGCCAGAGCGTAACGAAGCCAACGTGATCACCGCACTCTCGAATGATGAGGCGTTCGCTGGTGCGCTGGTGTTCGACGAATTCCGGCAGGAGATCCTTGTGATGCGCTCCCTGCCTTGGGAGGTGCAGACCGCCGGCTTATCTCGCGTTTGGAGCGATGCCGATGACGTGCGATGCGCTGAGTGGCTGCAGCGTCGAGAAATCAACGTCGCCCCCGTCATCGTAAGTCGCAGTGTCGGAGCGGTCGCTCGCGACATTCGAGTCCACCCTGTCCGCAATTATCTCAGCTCACTTCGGTGGGATGGCACGCTTCGACTCGATTCTTGGACAACAGCTCACCTTGGTGCTGCCGACACCCCGCTCAATCGAGCGTTTGCATCTCGATGGATGATCTCGGCCGTGGCACGCATCATGCGGCCAGGAGTCAAAGCGGACCACATGCTGATCCTTGAAGGGCCGCAAGGCGCGAAGAAATCTAGCGCTCTGAAAGCACTTGCTGGAGAGGAATGGTTTACCGACGAGCTCGCAGAAATCGGATCCAAAGACGCGGCCCAACAGATGCGTGGCACATGGATCATTGAGATCGCAGAACTCGATGCGATCAGCCGTGCTGAGGTGTCACGCATCAAGGCGTTCTTGACCCGCACGACCGACCGCTACCGCCCGCCATACGAGCGCTACATCGTTACCGTGCCACGGCAGTGTGTGTTCGCGGGAAGTGTGAACCCCGACACATACCTCCGCGATGAAACTGGCAATCGTCGTTTCTGGCCCGTTCGGTGTGGCAGCATCGACCTCGATGCACTGGTGCGCGATCGCGATCAGCTTTGGGCGGAAGCGGTCGCGCGTTATCAATTGGGTGCTATTTGGTGGCTTGACGAACCAGAATTGGCCGACTTGGCACTCGCCGAGCAGGAGAAGCGCTATCAGACCGACGCTTGGGACTTCCGCATCGATCATTGGCTGGCGTACGAACGGCGGCGCGTCAATCACGGCTATGGAAATTTTGACGACTGGCGTGATGAGGAAGTCGAGCGCGCGAGCCCCCTCATCGATGTTTCGGTGGGGCAGATCCTCGAGACTGCCTTAGGGATTGAAGCGGCGCGGTGGACGCGGGCCGACCAAATGAGGGTTACGGCCTACCTCAAGGCTCGTGGCTGGGAGCGCTATCAGACTCGCATCGGAACCGGCCGGGGGTCAAACCGAGAGTGGCGCTACCGTATTACCTCCTAGCGCAAATGAGGAGACCGGCGGCAACACTATTTGCCTCATTAACTTTGTGTTTCAATATCCTACCTTCAAAACCGTTGCGCTTGAAAAAGATGGTGTAAAGGCGACCGGCCCATCTTCCACTGGGCGCCGCGGAACCCTACATGGAAACGAAAGGCGAACACCAAGGGGCACCCATGGTACCGCACGCACGCTTTACCGAGCTTCTGACAGACATTGAGCCGAGCCCGACGACAACATCCAACGCCTCGTTGGCACACACCGCCGTGCGGGCCCACCTGCGGTCGCACGCGGCGTTCAAGAGCCGCTGGCTGGGCGACTTTTTGGCCGGCAGCTATTCACGCAAGACCGCAATCCGACCGAAGAAAACCGAAGACGGACACGAACGGCCTGACGTCGACATCATTATGGAGACCAGCTTTGCCACGTCGGACGATCCAGAAGATGCTCTTCAGGAACTTGCCGACGCGCTTGAAGATGAGTTCACGGTCGAGAGGATCAACAAGCGCTCGGTGCGTGTGGTCACGACCAACGCCGAGATCGACGTCGTGCCGGTCATCGAGTCGGGGACTGTTTACCAATTGCCCGACCGTGACCTCGGACGATGGAAGACCACGAACCCGGCCGGCCACAATGATTGGAGTCGCGACCAGAACATCACATTCGATGGTCGCTTCAAACCGCTCGTGAAGCTGTTCAAATGGTGGCGACGCGAAAACAAGACCGGCAAACGTCCCAAAGGTTTCGTGCTGGAGGTATTGGTCTCGAAGCATGCCCCTTCATGGGAGAGCCACTACGGCGAAGCGTTCGCTCAGATGCTAGAGAACATTTACGCGGCCTATGGCGCACTCGCGGAAAGCGGCAACAAACCTTACCTCGACGATCCCGGTCTCCCAGGTAGCGATATTCTCTCCAAGGTCTCAATTACCGATTGGAAAAACTTCATCGAGCGCATTCGCGTACACGCCGGCTACGCTCGACGGGCGCAGAACGAGCAAGACATGGAGGAGGCGACAAGGCTTTGGCGCAGGCTCTTTGGTGATCGGTTCAAGCCGACTGCGAACGCCGCCAAGGCCGAAAGCCTTGCCGCATACGCAGCCGCACCAACCGCGGCACAGGGCTACACGTTCCCTAATGCCCTGGCGGCGCCCAACAAGCCGCGTGGGTTTGCGTGAAGCTGTGGTGGCTAACTGATTTTGGTCGGGTCGGCGCGGAGAAAGCGCGGGTCGAGCGGCTTGCTGCCGACGAGGGATGGTTCGCTCTCACCGAATGGCGCATCAATGAGTACCGCTTGTCGGCTGACGGTGTAATCACAGCACACGGCATCAAGTACCCAGTTCGACTCATCTATCCGGATCAGTTCCCGTCGGTGCCAGCCTGGGTCGAGCCACAGGATCCTGAGGTACGTTGGAGCGATCACCAGTATGGCAAGGGTGGTCCGCTGTGCCTCGAACTGAGACCGGACAACTGGGCTGACAGCGCCTCCGGCGCAGATATGCTGCGCAGTGCCTTTAATCTGCTGAGCACCGAAAACCCACTCGGCGACGGCGCTCAACAGCGCGTCGTCTCGGACCATCAAATAGGGCTGGTGCAGGCGTACGATTGGGGGCAAGAGCCGGTACTAATCGGCGCAAGCTGCCTAGAGCGGCTTCGTGCGGGCACCGCCGAAGATGTCCGCGCCCTGCGTTGGTCGGCGGACGATAGCGTATGGCCAATTCTCATCTTCGACGCAGCCGACCGTGCGCAACCTCAACATCCACCGTCATTCGATCTCGGCACACTACGCCACGAACTGCCGGTCGTCGTCGCGCGAATCGAGCCGCCAATTGAAGGGCCAGCCGATCGTGCCGCGCTCGCGAGCGCGCTCGGTGTTGAGCTTGACCCCGAACACCATAAGGGGGCTCTAGTTGCTGTGGCCGTCGGCAGTGATCGGATCACGCCGTTCCACTCGCCCGATGCTGGTTCGGTCTTCATCCGGAAGTGGGTGGTCTTGCCTGAGCAAACAGGTCTCCGCTCAGGAAGACAGGAAATAGCGGTCGCCAAAAAGGTGGCCATCATTGGCTTAGGCTCGGTCGGATCAAAGGTCGCCGAGATGCTACTTCGCTCCGGTATCCGTCAACTCCTGTTGGTCGATGGAGACGTTCTGTTGCCCGCGAACCTAGAGCGCCACATGCTCGACTGGAGGGACGTCGGTTTTCGGAAAGCTAACGCGGTCAAGCGACGACTTCTCCATATCGTTCCGGGCGCCACGGTGTCTGTCATCGCTTCCAATCTGAATTGGCAACGCTCGTCCCGCATCCATGCCGACCAGATTGAGCGCATCGCGACTTGCGACCTTATCGTCAATGCGACCGGCGACGCTCCAAGCGCCTTAATGCTTGGCGCGGTCGCCGCCGAGAATGAGAAATCGTTTCTGTCCGTCGAAGTGTTCGAGGGCGGATTGGGTTGCCTATTGGGACGAGCCCTACCCGGACGCGACCCGGCATACGTTAGCGGTCGTGGCGCATATATGGCGTACTGTGATCAACAGAATGTAGAACCGCCGCCTAGTGGAAGGGGTAACTACGATGTGTTGACTGAAACGGGAGAGCCACTGGTCGCCGACGATGCTGCGGTGACTATCGCCGCCGCGCACACCGCGCGAATCGCTCTCGACATCTTGGACGACAAGGTTGGCGATGCAGACACCGCCTGGCTGCTGATCGGCTTCAGAAAGGGATGGCTCTTCAAGCGGCATGGGCACATCATAGGCCTCGACGTGGGACCTGCTCCGGCAGACGGTGCAAGTGAGGAAGAAGATGTAGAGGCGCGCACATTCGCACTCGCTCTGGCGAAGGAGGCGCTTGGTGCGATTAAGACTACCCAATGATCAGCTGGCGATGCTTCGACAGGCGCTTCGTCGAGCTGGGACAAAAGAGATCGGTGGACAAATCTTTGGGGAGCAGCTCGCTCCGTCAGACTTCATTGCGTCCGAGCTGACTCTCCAGAAGCGTCCAGGCACGTTCGCACGCTTCGTCGTCGACTTGGTTCAGGCTGCGCGCGACGCCATGCGATTTTTCGACCGCACCCAGCACCAATATACGCGCTACAATTACATCGGCGAATGGCACAGCCATCCAAGCTTCGAGGTACATCCGAGCGGTACCGACCTCGCGGCGATGCGCGACTTGGTCTCGGACCCCGACTTCAAAGGCCTCTTCGCGGTATTGATGATCACGCGGCTCGAAAGCGGAGAGCTACTCACCTGCCGTGCTTGGATTTTCGATCCCCAGAGGCGCGAGGCGACTGTCACGGTGGAACAGCAGGGATGACCAAGGCGCCGACGCTTACCGACCCGAAAGGAATGGGCGGGATCATTGCCCAGGATGGGTTCGATTATCAGGTCTGGGATGCATTGGTTCGCTTGCCAACCTGGCTTCGCAATCCGGCATTCGAGGGTATGGCGCTTGAGGCATTGGAGGATCTGGAAGCGCGCTTCTTCGCTCCGCATGCGCCGCGAGGTCATTTGATCGATCGTTTTCAAGCAAAATCGGGCGTCCTCACCCGATCGGATTTGATCGACCTGTTCTCCTCTTTCAAGACCTTCGAAGCGTCATATCCACGCGCGGCCCGCATACACACTTTGGTTACACCGGGGCTCCCGCCAACACTGAACTGGATCGCCCGCGATTCCGACCGTGTCCGGCGCGTGCGTCCGTTCTACAGTCCGTTTGCCGACATCCGCGCGGCTAGTGACGACGAGCTGCGAACCGGCCTTGTCTCGGAGTTTGGACAAGACCTCGGTGACTACTTCGCTGACAATGTCGAAGTCGCCCTGCGCGTCTTGCCCGATCGCGCTAGTGCTGAAGCTGCATTCGCAAGTGCGCTTCACGATAGTTTCCCGAACCTCGATACCTCCGCATCCAAGGTAAGAGCAGGTTTTGGAGCGTTGAATGACCTCGTCGCGCAGAATCGAGGAGTGATGCTGACGCGTAGCCAGCTGCTTGATGCGCTATCGGATGCGCTTGGCGTGCAGTTTGTACAGCCTGGGCCCCTCCCGATTCATGTTCGCTCCGATCGCAACGGCGAGATTGCTGATGCCCTCGAACTCGATGCCAGCAGCTTCTCCGGTGGCGCGTTAGGCTTTCCGGACACAACGCGCTGGCGTGAAGGGATTTTGGCGCCACTCGAGAAGACGGCGGACTGGGCTCGTAGCAGGAATCAAGCGCGCATCGCTCTTTCGGGTTCGTACCGATTGTCGACTGCATTCGCAATAGGATGGGCGTTCCGGTCGGCGATTGGATTCGAAATTGAGATCCCGACTAAGTCGGGAAGTTGGGCGACTGACGATCATCCTCCGTTCAACGCGCCCCCACTGCCTTGGACGATCGTGAAGCCGATAAATTTGGCCAATGGTCGATTGGTGGTTGGCGTCGGAGTGTTGCGGGATCCTACCCCGGACATCCGACAAGACCCTGCTCTACACCGCAACGATGTCATCCTTGCGGTCACTTTGCCGCAACCCCTGACGTCCGGTTCCGAAGCACAATCCTTCGTCAAAATTATTAAGGCCGCGGTGGCGCAAGAGGTTGCCCACCTTCGGCCGACCGGCATTGACCTTTATTATGTCGGGCCAGCGGCGTTAGCTGTCGCGCTTGGGCACCGCTGGAATGCCCTGCCCCGGACCCAGTTGCATGAATTTGACGCACCCACCAAACGTTACACACGAACCGCAATTATCGGATGATCGGTCCTCAGCGGGGTGTACCGTCACCATCCGCTCAAATGTCACCGGTTTCCAAAAATGTCGGTGACACAAAAATCGCTTTGGAATCATAGGTGTCACCAACCACACCAACGTCACCAAAGTTCTGGAGAGTCATGCATGGAAGAAAACATCCGATTCTGAATTCCTTTTCTCTAAAGGATGACTCAAACCGGTCGGTGACGACGAGTTTGGTGACGGCAAGGTTCAAGTCCTTTGAGAAGCTCGCATAATCGGTGTCATCAACCTCATCGCCTCCGTGTGAAATGCTCATCACAGCGTGTGACGATCACTTTTGAGAGCGTGTGTCGATTTTTCTTGTGATCGCGAATCCGAGAACCTAGAAAATATGCGACCGAAGCCGAGGGCCCACGTTTCCGTGAGCCTTCCCTGTGACGATCCTTCCCGAAACCGTAGCAATCCCACCAGCGCGATTGGTTGAAAGCGCCCACCCCACCATTCTGGCCGTCGATCTCGGCACCGTCACCGGTTGGGCAACGCGATTATCTGCCGGCGAGATCCAAAGCGGAACCGTCTCATTCCGTCCAAGCCGTTACGATGGCGGCGGGATGCGCTACCTGCGCTTCCGTGCCTGGCTCGATGACATTGCGACGAATGCGCCCGGCCTATCCGCCATCTATTTCGAGGAGGTCCGACGCCACGTCGGCACCGACGCTGCTCACATCTATGGCGGCCTGCTCGCAACGCTGACGTCCTGGTGCGAGCAATCCCACATCGCGTATCAAGGCGTCCCAGTCGGCACGATCAAGAAATTCATCGCGGGCAAGGGCAATGCTGACAAGCAAGCCGTGATAAATGCGGTTCGCGCACGCGGCCATCAACCTGCCGACGACAACGAAGCCGACGCGATCGCAATTCTCCTGTGGTCGATTGAGACCCATGGGGGCGTGCGATGACGCGCCATAAACTCCCCGATCGCCGACCGGCAATCACAACCGAGCTAATCCACGACTTCCGATCCTATTCGGTCACGATCGGCTTTGACGTCTCCCGAGACAAGGTCGGAGAGGTCTTCACCCACGGTGCGAAGGCCGGTTCTGCAATGGACCGAATCCTCGATGATGCCTGTGTCGCTCTATCCCTGCTGCTTCAAAACGGTGTCGAGCCCGTGGCACTCGCGACGAGCATGGGCCGCCTTGGTGACGGCAAGCTGCCGGCCTCGATCATTGGCGCCCTGGCGGATCTCCTGGCACGGGAGGCACAGCAATGAAGTGCACTCCCAGAGGCTACGGCGGCGAACGCCGCCCACCCGAGCAGGTGAAGCAGGACGGCTGGCACGAACAGAACATTCTGGTCGTCAGCTCTGACGATCACAGGCTCACCTGGCCCGAGCGCGAGTTAGTTCGACAGCTTGGCGAGAGGCTTTACGGACGCAGACAGACACAGGAAGCAAGCCATGGATAGCTGGTCAGTCGAGATGGTTGAGACCCGCCTCGAAGACGCAGCGCATGTGATCCGTCGTCTTCCTGCCGTGCGAGTGCCCGGCTACTTCAACACGTGGCCTACAATGCTCATCGAGTTCGCTGACCGTGTTGGACGCGAGCCGGAGCGTATGCGGCTGCCTCCTCCGTCTTCCAGTGCAATCACGCGGATGGAGGAAGCGCTGGAGTGGCTGCGTTGGCTCGAAGGCGACGATGCGAAGCTGGTTTGGGCCCGCTGCGAAGGGACGCCGTGGAAACAGATCTGCTGCCGCTTTGGCGTTGCGCGCGCGACCGCGAACAGGCGCTGGCACTATGCGCTCGCGCTGATCGCGTGGCGTTTGAACGGGCGTAGAGTGCCGTCGAAGCGATCACGCGCGTTTGTCGTCGAGCGCACGCGCGTGGCGTCAAGTGCAATCTGATCGGTGAGACATTTTTTGGTGAGACATCAAAGTGCGAGACAGAAGCAGAAAGTTTGGCTATGAATTTCGTTATGGTCGCGAGAGTCGTGATTGACACCACCACACTAAATCGCGGGTCCTCCCTGGCTCAGAATTGAATGCGGGGGGCAATGGCGCCGCGGTTCGCTACTGACACCCGCGAAATCTGAGTTACCAGTTACCACTGGTTACGTCCCAATAAGCCAGCAAACACGGCGGTTTCTGGCCTTTCGGATCGGCTGGTAACCTCCGCAAGTTACCAGACATGGGTAACACTGAGGGCTAGCGGTAACCGCGAAGCTCGGCGTACCGATGCATCTGATGCATGGAAAGAGCCTCGGCAGTCGTCAGATGGTACTTCAGGTGAACGGTTCTTAGCTCACCCTGCGTTTCGCCAACCTTAGTCGTAAGGTCGGCCAGTGACGCAGGAGAGATTGTCCTGTCGGCAAACGCCTTGTCGAGCGCCTGCTCCTGCTGGATCAGCTTTGCGCCCACAGTCACCGCCTCGGCTTTCATTGCTTCGTACAGCTCGCGCATCCTCTGGCGCTGCTCGACGGTGAGTTCAAGTTGATCGGCAAGCTCAAGCACATGGATAGGCCCGGGGTAGCCGTTGAGTTCGGCCGCCAACGCCAAGCCCATCCCGCGACCCGCGCGAAGGTCCGAGAGTTGCTGTTCACTGAGCGCTTTCACAAGCCGCTGCTGCAAACCAGAATACGGAGAAGTACCGTGTTGCTGATGTTGAGCAACTGCCACGCCACCGAGCGCGAGGGTCGTCGCTACCGCAAGACCGAGCTTCATGAAGTCTCTCCGGTTGTTAGCTGAGGCCGGATGTTAACCGAGGTTCTTCAGCTGCAGAAGAAGGCCAACGTCTAGGTCACGCTGCTTTGATCGCACGGTCGCCGGACGGGTTATCGCCTTTACAGCCTAGAAACATGACATCGCAATTGGCCGACAAAGTTGAGCGCTGGCCGCTCGATCGATTGATTCCGCATGCCCGCAACGCCCGCACGCACTCGGATGCGCAAGTGGCGCAGATCGCGGGATCGATCGCCGAGTTCGGATTCGTCAACCCGGTCCTGGTCGGGGACGACGGCGTCATCGTCGCCGGGCACGGCCGCATCCTCGCCGCGCGCAAGCTGGGTCTGACTGAAGCGCCAGTCCTTGTCCTCGCGCACCTAACGCCGACGCAGCGGCGGGCTTTGATGCTCGCTGACAATCGGATCGCCGAGAACGCCGGTTGGGACGACGAGATGCTGGCCGCGGAGCTGACCGCGCTGCGGGACGAGAACGTCGACCTCGGGCTGCTCGGCTTCGACGACGACGACCTGGATCGACTGCTTGCCGAGGTCGGGGACGACGCCGAGGCTGCCGATGAGGCGCCCCCGCTGCCTGAAGAAGCGACCAGCCGCCCCGGCGATCTTTGGGTTTGCGGCGAGCATCGTGTGCTGTGCGGTGATGCCACCGTGCTGGCGGATGTTGAGACAGCGCTCGGCGGCGAGTTGGCCGACATGTGCTTCACGGACCCGCCTTACAATGTGAACTACGCGAATACCGCGAAGGACAAGCGCAAGGGCAAGAACCGGCCCATCCTTAATGATGCGCTCGGCGCGGAGTTCGGCGCGTTGCTCTACGATGCCAGCGTCAACATGCTCACGATGACGAAGGGTGCGATCTACATTTGCATGTCGTCATCGGAACTCGACGTCTTGCAGAAGGCGTTTCGGGAAGCCGGCGGCAAGTGGTCGACCTTCGTGATCTGGGCCAAGAACACGTTCACGCTCGGCCGCTCCGATTATCAGCGTCAGTACGAGCCGATCCTTTACGGTTGGAAGGATGGCGTGGATCACTACTGGTGTGGCGCGCGCGACCAGGGCGACGTCTGGTTCATCAACAAACCCGCAAAGAACGATTTGCACCCGACGATGAAACCGATCGAGCTGGTCGAGCGCGCCATCCGGAATTCGTCAAAGAGCCGCGACATCGTGCTGGACCTGTTCGGCGGGTCAGGCACCACGATGATCGCGGCCGAACGCGCGGGCCGGCGCGCACGACTTGTCGAACTCGATCCGAAGTACGTGGACGTTATCGTGCAGCGCTGGCAAAGCTTGACCGGCGGCAGCGCGACACACGCTGCTACCGGTCAGAAGTTCGCCGACTCCAAAGCGTGAGGGCTAGGCCGCGATTCGATAGACGCGGCCTCGGCCCTCGATCTTCTCTGACTCGACCTTCAGCTTGAGCCGCTTCTTGAGAGCGCCCGCAATGGCGCCGCGAACGGTGTGCGACTGCCACTCGAGCTTCTTGACGATCTCATCGATGGTCGCGCCATCGGGGCGTTGAAGCATTGCGATCAGTTGGGCCTGCTTTGTGTTGGCGCGCTTGGTCGGGGCTTTGCCGGACGACGCTCGCTTCTGCTTTTTCGCGGTGGACTTGCGGGATTTCGCCTTGGCCATGTTGGGCTCCGTGTAGCGGGCCGCGATGATCGCGACCCTTCTATTGACCGGAGCCCCGAGCGGCGGGGCGTGACGCGATACATGCTCTGATCCAGGCAGAAGCCAAGCGAATTGGCGGATCATTTGATTGCTTTGTCGTCGCCTGAACGATCATCGAATTATCGATCCGTGCTGCACGCGCCGTCATCCTGTCCGTCGGTTTTCACCCACCGAGAGCGCCCGCCGACTGGCGGGCGTTTCTACGAGAGTGATCCTCATGTTCCATCCACTGCTCGGCTTGGCGCTCGCGGTCGCGCTGTCGCTTCACCCATCCATGGGGCGGGCCGATGCTGCACTTGATGTGCTCGGTGCCTTACGCAAGCAACGTCTCGACATGCATCATCTCGTCAGCGAGGCGGCAGCGCGGGCGGGGATTCCGGACTGTGTGGCCCACGGGCTTGTGCGTACGGAAAGTGGCTACCGGCCCCGCATGGTCGGCCGCGCCGGCGAGATTGGCCTGACGCAGATCAAGCTTGCCACAGCGCGCGGCGTTGGATTTCGGGGATCGCGAGCGCTGCTCTTCGATCCACGAACGAACCTTACGTTTGGCTTCCGCTATGCGCATCGAGCGCTGACGGCAGGATCAATCGGACTGTACCAAAGCGGCATAGGCGGCCGACCATCACGGGCTTACGTGGTTCGGGTCATGCGTGCTTGCCGCTGATTGCTCTTGCCTATTCGCTCGCCGCGGCGGCCCGGCCCTGTACCGCATCGCAACGCGAATAGGGTGCGAAGATCGCTATGGGACTTTCGATCCGCGCCTACGCGCGTCATCGTGGCGTCAGCCATGTCGCGGTGATGAATGCGATCAAGGCCGGACGTGTTCCGGTGGAGGCGGACGGCACGATTGAGCCCGCGAAAGCGGACGCCGCATGGAAGCGCTCGACCGATCCAGGTCGCGCCAAGTCGGCACCAAAGCGTGCGGCCTCGGAAAATCTGAAGCCCGTCGCGGACGCCGCGCTTGGCTCGGTACGGGAGACGTTGAAGGAACAAGGGCTCCCAGCGGGTTCGAACGTCACCTTCGTTCAGGCGCGCACCGCTCATGAGATCGCCAAGGCGCACCTCGCGCGACTGCGGCTGCAGCGGATGAAGGGAGAACTCGTCGATCGCGCGCGAGCCACTGCGATGATCTTCCGCCTGGCGCGCGAGGAAAGGGATTCTTGGCTCAACTGGCCGGCGCGCGTCGCCGCACTCATCGCGGCAGACCTCGGCGTCGAGGCCCATGCGGTTCAAAAGCTCATAGAAACGCATGTCCGCGGTCACCTCGCCGAACTCGCCGAGATCCGGGCTGAGTTCAGATGATCTCTTTGGGTTCGACGGCGCCGATGAGCTGAGCCAGGCTTGGCGCGCTGGGCTGCTGCCCGACCCGGCGCTCACCGTTTCTGAGTGGGCCGACAGGCATCGACTGTTGAGTCCGCGTGCGTCGGCGGAGCCCGGACGTTATCGAACGGATCGCACTCCCTACATCCGGGAGATCGTCGACGCGCTCTCGCCAATGAACCCGACGCGGCGCGTCGTGGTGATGAAGTCAGCGCAAGTCGGCTTCACGGAAGGCGGAAACAACTGGATCGGCTACGTGATCCACCACGCGCCCGGGCCGATGCTCGCGGTGCAGCCGACCGTCGAACTCGCCAAGCGCTTCTCGCGCCAACGCGTCGATCCGCTGATCAGCGAAAGCCCTTCGCTACGCGAACGTGTGCGCCCGGCGCGATCTCGCGACGCCGGCAACACCGTGCTGTCGAAGGAGTTTCCGGCGGGTTTGCTGGTGATCACCGGCGCAAACAGCGCGGTTGGCCTGCGCTCGATGCCGGCGCGCTACCTGTTTCTGGACGAGGTGGATGCCTACCCGCCGTCCGCCGACGAGGAAGGCGACCCGGTAGCGCTTGCTGAAGCGCGCACTCGGACGTTCTCGTGGCGTTCTAAGATTCTGCTCGGTTCCACGCCGACGATCCACGGTCTCTCGCGGATCGAACGCGAGTACGAGACGACAGATCAGCGCCGCTTCTTCGTCCCCTGCCCGCATTGTCAGGAAAAACAATGGCTTAGGTTCGAGCGGCTGCGCTGGGAGAAGGGTCGGCCGGAGACCACTCATTATATATGCGCGTCCTGCGACGGCCGGATCGAGGAACACCACAAAACCGCGATGCTCGCCGCGGGCAAGTGGCGCCCGACCGCCGAGGCCCAAGACCCCGGCACGATCGGGTTTCACGTCTCGGCGCTGTATTCGCCGGTTGGCTGGTTTTCGTGGGAGCACATCGCACGCGCGTGGGAAGCCGCGACCACCGATGAGGCGAAGCGCAGTTTCAAGAACAGCGTGCTCGGCGAGACCTGGATCGAGACCGGCGAGGCGCCGGACTGGCAGCGTCTCTATGAGCGCCGCGAGCCGTTGCAGATCGGAACGGTCCCGCATGGCGGTCTCTTCCTGACCGCCGGTGCGGACGTTCAGAAGGATCGCATCGAGGTCGATATCTGGGCGTGGGGTCGCGGCCTCGAGAGCTGGCTTGTCGATCATATCGTCATCGATGGTGGGCCCGAGCATGCTGCGACATGGGATGGGCTTGCGCTCTTGCTCGGTCGCACGTGGCTGCATGCCGGTGGAGCGCAGCTCGGTCTCGCAAAGCTAGCGATCGATACCGGCTATGAAAGTCCCGCTGTCTACGCTTGGGCGCGCCGCATGGGGCACGCGCAGGTCGCGCCCATCAAAGGCGTCGAGGGCTTCAATCGATCCGCGCCGGTCGCAGGGCCGACGCATGTCGACGTCACCGAGGGCGGCAAGAAGCTGCGCCGCGGTGCACGGCTTTGGACCATCGCGGTCGCGACCTTCAAGAGCGAGACGTACCGATTTCTGCGTCTCAATAGGCCGACCGATGAAGAGGCCGCCGATGGCGCGCGTGGGCCGGCGGGATACGTGCACCTGCCCGCTGGGGCAGACGCCGAATGGGTCAAGCAGCTCGTCTCCGAGCAACTTGTCACGATCAAAACCAAGCGCGGCTTCAGTCGGCTCGAATGGCAGAAACTGCGCGAACGCAACGAGGCGCTCGACTGCCGCGTTTACGCGCGGGCGGCCGCGTGGATCGCCGGTGCAGATCGTTGGACTGAAGCAATGTGGCGCGACCTCGAACGTCAGGTGGGTTCGGCGGCGACGACTGACCGAGAGCCAAGCGATAGCAGCCCCGAAATCGTCGCTGGCCTTGTGCGCCGCCGACCTGACGCCCGCGGCCGGCGCGTCTTTCGATCAAGTTACGTTGGCTAGATCAGTGGGAGGGATGCGGTTTTGGCGGTTTCCTGCCGGCGCCTAGTACGTGGTCCTGGACGTGTGCGAGAGCATCGACGGCAAGCTCATCGGCGTCGGTCACGCCTTCGTCCGCCATCGCAACAATTCGCTTCGCAAGCGCCTCGCGCACCAAGTCAGCGCTTCCGTCGAGAGAAGCACCCGTCTCGGTATCCTTCAGCATGGCCCAGGCGCGGTCGAAAGCAGCGGTTAGGACTTCTGTTAGGGCGGGATCGAAAGGCAAAAAGTGCCGCTTAGGCATGACGCTATTCCCCGGTTCCCTTAGTGGAACTCTACCCCCCTCGTACGATCTTTCAAAGCCCTTCCCACAGCATGGCAATGACGCTTTTAGAGCTGACGACCCAACGTGGCTCGCTACTTGCCGCGCGTTTTCGCGGTGTTCGCACCGTCGAGATCGAGGGGAAGCGCGTGACCTATGCAACCGATTCCGAAATGGCTGCCGCGCTCACGGATCTGGAACGGCGAATTGCGACGGCGACCGAGGGCGGCCGTCGCCGGCGAATTCTCACGTCCGCCAGCAAGGGACTGTAACGCAACGTGCTCGCCTCGATGAAACACCTCCGGCGCCGTGTCGGAGCGTTCATTGGCGGGTTCGAAGCGGGGCTCGCGAATCGACGGCTCAAAGGCTTTCAGCCGACGCGGGCGCACCTCAACACGCTGATCGCGGCAGCCGGTCCGGATGTCACAGCGCGGGCCCGCTGGCTGGTGCGCAACAATGGATACGCGGCCAACGCGATCGAAAGTTGGGCCGGCAATGTCGTTGGTGCCGGCATCAAGCCATCGTCGCTGATCAAGGAACCCGCGCTTAAGGCAGAAATCCAGCAGCTCTGGCTAGACTGGACCGACGAGGCCGATGCCGAGGGCTTCACGGATTTCTACGGGCTGGAGCGGCGTGCCGCCCGGGAGGTATTCATCGCTGGCGAGGTTTTCTTCCGCTTTCGGCCGCGCCGTCCCCAAGACGGCCTGTCGGTACCGCTGCAGCTGCAGATGATCCCTTCGGAGATGCTGCCGCTCAACCGCAATGAGGTTCTGGCGAACGGCAACGTGATCCGGCAGGGCATCGAGTTTGACGCGATCGGTCGGCGTGTCGCCTACCATTTCCTGCGCCGTCATCCGGGCGACATCACGGATCCAGGGCTTGCCGGCGAGATCGTACGCGTGCCGGCATTCGAGATCGTGCACGTGATCGACCCGGTCGACGCCGGGCAGCTGCGCGGTGTGTCGCGCTTCGCTGCCGGCATCGTGAAGCTCTTCCTGCTCGATCAGTATGACGACGCGGAACTCGACCGGAAAAAGGTCGCAGCGATGCACGCGTTGTTCATCACGACGCCGGCGCCGACTGAACCGCTGGATGCGGTCGAAGGACGCGACGAGAACGACGAGCGCACGATCGATCTGCAGCCTGGTCAGATCACGATGCTCGAGCCAGGCGAAGAGGTGCAGACCTCGGCGCCCGCCGACGTCGGGCAAACCTACGAACCGTTTCAGTACCGCACGCTGCTGCAGGTCTCGGCCGCGCTTGGGGTGCCGTACGCCTACCTGTCGAACGACATGCTGAAGGCAAATTATTCGAACTCTCGGTTGGCACTGCTCGAATTCCGCCGACGCATTGAGGCTTACCAGCATGCCGTCATCGTCTGGCAGCTGTGTCGGCAGGTCTGGGCGCGCTGGATGGACACCGCGGTGCTAGCGGGTGCACTGACCTTTCCCGACTACGATCAGCGCCGCCGCCAACACCTTGCGTGCGGCTGGCTTCCGCCAAAATGGGATTGGGTCGATCCGCTCAAGGACGCGCGAGCCGAGATCGAGCAGATCGATGCTGGCCTCAAGAGCCGCACTCAGGCGCTCGCCGAACGCGGTTACGACGCCGAGCAGGTCGATGGCGAGATCGCAGCCGACAAGGCGCGCGAGAAACAGCTCGGTCTCTCGTTCGGATCACCTGCACCGACTGACCCTGCCCAGACCGCCGGCAGCTCCGATGCTGCGTCCAACAGCGAAGCTGCCTGACCCCGATGCTTGATCTTCCACACCTCGCCGCACGCGTGTTCGGCACCCCGTTGCTGATCGCGCGTGGAAAGCTCGACGTCATCCTCGGCGTGCTGGCACCGCGTCTCACCGGAGCGGCACTGTTCCAGAGCGATGGCGAGCGTGAGCCGGCGCAACAGGTTTCGATGACGTCATCGGGCATCGCGGTGGTGTCGGTCGTCGGCACGCTCGTGGCGCGGTCGGGCTATCTCGACTCCTCAAGTGGTCTCCTGGCTTACGGAGCAATCGGGGACGCGATCGAGGCCGCGATGGCGAACCCGTCCGTTCACGGCATTCTCCTCGACGTAGACTCTCCGGGCGGTGAGGTCGGCGGTCTGTTCGACCTGGTCACGCGGATCGGCGCCTTGAAGGCGAGCGCCGGCATCCCGCTCTGGGCGGTGGCGAACGAAGACGCCCTGTCGGCCGCCTACGCGATAGTGTCTGCCGCCGACCGCATCTATGTGACGCAAACCGGTGAGGTCGGTTCAATCGGCGTCGTCGCGGCTCACGTGGATGAAAGCGGAGCCGACGCGCAGGCCGGGCTTTCCTGGAGCTTCATTTTTGCGGGCCGGCAGAAGGTCGACGGCAACGCGCATGAACCGCTCTCGCAGAGGGCGCGTGACACAATCCAGGCCGATGTCGATCGCCTCTATGGCGAGTTCTGTACCCTGGTCGCCACCAATCGCAACCTGACCGTCGAGGCGGTCCGCGCAATGCAGGCCGGAACTTACCGCGGCGATCTCGCGATCCGCGCCAGACTCGCTGACCGGCTTGGCACGCTCGACCTCGCGATAGCTGAGATGGCGGCGGAGCTTGGCACGTCCGTCCTCGCCGCCCCTGCACCGCTGCAAATCCCACGAAGGAGCCACGCTATGGCAAGCAATCAGAACGACGCACAGACCGCGGAAACGGCCGAAACAATCGCGGCACCGCCCGCGGCGCCTGCGGTTCCAGCCACGCCCGCGCCGCCGCCGGCCGCGCCCACCGTCGATCAACCGCCCGACCCGGCCGAGGCGCTGCGCGCTGAATATGCCGAGATTGCCTCGCTTGCGGCGCAAGCCGCCCGGCTCGGCGTCACGATCGACGCCGCGGATGCCATGCGGAAGGGCGTGTCTGCCAACGCGCTTCGCCGCTCGGTCCTCGAGACGCTCGCGTCTCGCAGCGAGGCCAGTTCGGTGATTGCAGCTGCTCCCGCCGCGCCTGGCGCCGTCGACAGTCCGATCGTCAAACGTGCGCAAAAGCGCGCGGCTGAGGCGCGCGCCTAACTGATTTCGGCCTGAGATCAAGGAGAAAGACCGCATGACCGTCCTCACGATGTCGCCGACGCTCGGCGATCTACTCAAGTCCGAACTTAACGGCAGCTACTGCCGTGAGACCATCACGCTGAAGGCCGGCACCGCATACGTGCTTGGTTCAGTCCTCGGAAAGATCACCGCATCGGGCAAGTACCGGCTGTCGCCCGCCGCGGAAGTCGTCGGCGACGAGGGTGCCGATACGGCTATCGCGGTCCTCCTCGCGGCGGTGGATGCGACCGGCGGTGACAAGACCGGCCTCGTCGTGGCGCGGGGCCCCTCGATCGTATCCAAGGCCGCGCTGGTCTTTGACGCCTCCGTCGACCAGCCCGCCGAGAAGACTGCCAAGTACGTCCAGCTCGCCGCGGCCGGCATCGTGCCGCGCGACGCCGCGTAACCCGTCCCATCAAAGCAACTACCCACCGGGCCTCGACGGAAACGTCGGGGCCCGAACCATTTCGGGAGCCTCAATGACCACGATCATCAATCCGTTCGACGCGGGCGGCTACTCGCTCGCCGACATGACGACTGCCATCAACATCCTGCCGAACGTCTATACGCGGCTCGGCGCGATGGGCCTGTTCCGCTTCGAAGGCGTGACGCAGCGCAGCGTCATCATCGAGCAGGCCGCTGGTGTCCTCAACCTCTTGCCCACCGTCCCGTTGGGCGGCCCTGCGACGGTCGCGAACCGCGATACCCGGGCGATGCGCTCGTTTTCGGTGCCGTGGATCCCGCATGACGACGTCGTCACGCCGCAGGACATTCAGGGCGTGCGCGGCTTCGGCGTGGCGGACGCCGCGGACCCGCTGGCGACCGTCATGGAGCGAAAGCTCACCCGCATGCGCGCGAAGCATGCCCAGACCCGCGAATACATGGAGATCAATGCGCTCCGCGGCGTCGTGAAAGACGGCGGCGGCATGACTCTGTACGACTATTTCGCCGAGTTCGGCCTCGCGCAGATCTCCGTGGACTTCCTGCTCGGCACTGCCGGCACCAATGTCCAAGCCAAGTGCCGCGAGGTCCTGCGTGACGTGGAGACGGAACTCAAAGGCGAGACGATGAACGGCGTCCTGGCTCTGGTGAGCCCGACGTTCTTCGACAAGCTCATTGGCCATGCAAAGGTGGAGGAGGCCTACAAGTACTTCTCCTCCACCGGCGCTCAGCCGCTGCGCGAGGATACGCGCCGGCGTTTCCCCTTCGCCGGCATCGTGTTCGAGGAATACAACGCAACCGTCACGCTTTCGACCGGGGCGACCGAAACACTGGTCCCAGCTGGCGAAGGCATCGCCTTCCCGCTCGGCACCATCGACACCTTCGTGACCTACGGCTCGCCCGCCAATCTGATCGAGACCGTCAACACCATGGGGCTTCCGATCTACGCGCGCCAGATCGCGCGCCAGGACGGGAGCGCGATCGACGTGAAGACCGAGGCTTCGCCGCTGCCCGTCAACAAGCGGCCCCGCCTCGCCGTCAAGATCCTGACCAGCAACTAAGCCGCATCGTAGCGGCTCATTCCGTCGCGAAATGACGATAGACAAGCCAAGTGCATATTGCGACGGACGCTGCCCAAATCAATGCGATCAGAACCGCTGCCGCGCGACTCACGGGTCGACTGGCCGCGAGATCGGCGGCGGTCCGGCACTCCGCCATGACGGTCGGCGGAATTAGTTTTACCACCGCTAGGATGCCGAGCGGCACGATTACCGCGTCGTCGAGAAGACCGATCACTGGAATGAAATCAGGAATGAGGTCTATCGGCGAGAGCGCATAGCCGGCAACGCAGATCGCCAGCGCTTTCGCGTACCACGGTGTGCGTGGATCCCGAGCCGCAAGATAAACCGCGTGGGCGTCCCGTTTGACCGCGCGCGCCCACGCTTTCAGCCTTTCCATCATTGGTCGACCGTCGCTTCCACTTTCGCCTTCGCGCCCGCAGATTACCATCTAAGAGACATTCGTGCCGCTTGACTTCGACGCCCTAGTGCTAGGCCCCGTCTACGAGACTTTCGGCCGGTCGGGCGTGCTGTCGATCGGGCCCATCAGCTTTGACGTCGTGGTCGTCGACTACACCAAAGGCGTCACCGTCGAAGACGAGAGCACCATAGGCGTCCAGACGATCCGACCGGCCGCGGATGTCCGCCGCACGGCGCTCGTAGCCGCCGGCATCGCGTTGGACGACCTGGTCGACGGACAACTGGAGCTGGCCGGAACGACCTGGCGCATCAAGAGCCTCATTGAAACCGAGGCCGAGGTTCGCCTCATCCTGATGCAGCGTGACTGATGGACAAACGAGAAGCGATCCTAGTTCGGCTCGTGGAAATTGCCTCGGGCCTCTCCGAAATCAAGACCGCGGTCCGTAATCAGGACGAAATCTCCGAACGCGCCCGGCCGGCGATCGTGATCTTTGACGCGAACGAGACAGCCGATGAACGGGCCAACGAGCAAGGACACGCCGGCCGAGCTCCGAACATCATCGAGATGTCGCCCGAGGCATTGATCCTTCTCGGCGGCACACCCGAACGCGTCGGCACCGCTCTCAATGAGATGCGCGCAGCGTTCGTAAAAGCGGTCCTCACCGACACGCAGCTTGCGACTCTCACCGGGACGAACGGCCGCGTGCGCTATGTCGGCTGCAGCACGCATCTCGGCCACGGCCGTTCGATGGAAGGCTCAATGGGGGTGCATTTCGCGTTCAGTTACGTGCTGCGCCCCGAGCAGCTCTAGTTAGACCAGGAGGCATCAGATGCCCGTATCTCCTTCGACCGACAACTACTACGTCGGCAAAGGCAAACTCAGTTTCAAGGCGACCGGAGCAGGCGCGTTCCGTGACCTCGGCAACGTGACCGAGTTAGAGACCACGCCCAACCTGACGACGCTTGAGCACTTCTCCTCGCGTGAGGGCGTCAAGAAGAAGGACAAAGAGGTCGTCACCGAGAAGAAGATGACCGTCCGTCTCGTCATGGATGAGTGGACGGCCGACAACCTGGCCATGGCCCTGCTCGGCGACATCAGCACGGACGTCGACGGCAACAAGGTGATCGACATCTATTCGCGCAATTCGTTCGAAGGCGAACTCAAATACGAGGGCACGAACGAAGTCGGACCGCAGATGGATATCCATCTCCTGAAGGTCGCCTTCAAACCCGGCAAGAGCCTCAATCCGATCTCTGACGAGTGGGGCAACATTGAGATCGAGGGCGAGGCCCTGGCGGACGCACTCGGGAAGTTCGGCACCTGGACGGTGCGAGAAGCGGCAATACCGTAACGGGAGCCTGATCGATGGTTGGCTTGATTGACATCGCACCGAGCGTCGAGACGGTTGAAGTCGAAGGCGCCTCCGTTACCGTGCACGGCGTTTCGGCGAGCGGTTTGGCCTCTTTGCTGGGTCGCTTTCCCGATCTCCGGAAGTTGATGACTGGGCTTGAAGTCGAGACCGCGCAGCTTATGGCCATCGGTGGTGACGTTGTTGCGGCGATCATTGCAGCGGGATGCGGCTATCCGAGTGACGAGAAGGCCGAAGGCGTCGCGGGCAAGCTGTCGCTCGATGCGCAAGCGGACTTCCTCGGCGCGATCCTGCGCCTGACGCTGCCGAGGGGCCTTGGCCCTTTCGTCGCGAAGCTGACGGCGCTAGGCCACATCCTCGACGCCGACGCCGGTCGATCCGATACGGCGCGGGATTCGACGTCGCCGAAGCCATCGACGCCTTGATCGGCGCGAACTACCCGCCGGCCGACGTGTGGGCGATGACGCCTCGGCAAATCGCAGCTTCACTCTTCTTTACGCGGCGACGCCGCCAACGGGAGGCGGCCGAGAACCTCGCGCTCGGTGCGCTGGCCGCCCGTGGCGAGCCACGTGATGTGAAACGCCAGCTCGAACAAATGCATCGCGAATAGACCTGTGCGCTTCAGCCTCACCGACGTCGCCAAAGGTTTCGTCGATGTGATCGCGCGCGAACTGCAAAAGCCGATCGCGAAAGCCGCGACTGCCGCGATGAAAGATGCCGGCGACGTCGCAAAGCGCGTCGGACGGTCCAGCATCGCGTCTGCCGGCTTTTCCCGAAAATGGCAGAACGCGCTGCGGGTCAACATCTACCCGGCGCAAGGCGCGAGCATGCGCCCGGCGGCATTCATCTTTCACAAGATCCGCTATGCGGGTGTGTTCGAGGAAGGCGCGGTCATCCGCGGACAGCCGCTGCTGTGGCTGCCGCTCCGCAATGTGCCCGTTCGGCGTGGCCGTCCGATGACGCCGTCTCAGTACGTCCGCTCGGTCGGACCGCTGGTGTCGGTTCATCGGCCGGGCGCGCCACCTCTCCTGTTTGCCAAATACCGCGCCAAGCGCGGCCGACGTCGCGCGGCCGACAGCCTTGGTCGTAAGCCGCTGTATGTCGGAATCCCGACCGCCACGATCACAAAGCGCTTCGACATCAAGGGCGCCGCTCAGCAAGCGGCGACGCAGCTACCCGCTCTGTACGCCAAACACCTACGGACTGATTGATGGCCGGCTCGACGATCACCCAGCGCATTGCGCTTGAGGGTGCGGACCAGATCAAGCAGGCGCTCTCGCAGATCGGCAAGGTCGGCCAAGAGGCGTTCGCACAGATCCAGGCGGCTGGCGAGAACGTCAAGCTCGACAAACCGTTCGGTGCCGTCGATGCCGCAGCAACCCGCGCCGGGTCCTCGATCGATACCATGCGGGTGCGCGTGTCGAACGCGAGCGGCGCGTTCGGTGCCGCTCGCGCGACCGCCCAAGGGCTGGGCGACCAGGTCGGCCATGCCGCCACCGCGATGTCGGGCGCGGAGCGCGCCGGAGCAGCACTTGCCAACGTTGTACTGGCAACGGGCACGGCCATGCGTGGCGTTGGGTCCGCGGTTGCGGCCGGCTCCGCGCAGTTCACCAACCTCAATTTCGGGGTCACGTCGATTGCCGGCGCGTTTGGAAATGCCGTTGGCGAAGTCCTAAAGACAACGGCTGCCCTGGGCGCTCTCCCCGCAACTCTGTTCGCTCTCGCGAAGTCCGCCGCCAGTACCGCCAGCGAGATCCGAAGCAATGCGCTCGCGGCCGGGACATCCACGACCGCCTATCAGGAATTCGCGGCCGCCGCCGGCAAGTTGGGCACCGACCAGGATAAGCTTGGACGGGCATTCGGGGTGATCGAGGAACACACGGGCGCCGTTCAACGCGCATTGGACGACGCGCAGAAGTCCAATGCGCGCTTCTTTGCGTCCGGCTCACACAGCCTGGAGGAATTGAACCAGCACTATCGGAACTTGCAGGACCAGGTCACCAACGCAGGTGGTGCATTCGAGCGCTACGGTGCTGCCCTGACCGCGGCTGGCGGCAAGGCGCGAGATCCGATCGAAATATTCAAGGCCGTAGCCGACCAGATCGCCGCCATTCCGGATCCGGCCGATCGGGCGGCGCGGGCAGTCGAGCTATTCGGCCGGCGTGTCGGTCCCGACCTCGTGCCGCTACTCTCCAAGGGAAGCGAAGGCATCGAACGGATCGGCAAGCAACTGCAAAGCCAGGGATTGATCCTGACGCCGACCCAGATTGGCGTTGGTGTCGAGATGAACCGAGCCGTTGGGCAACTGCAGCTCAGCGTCACTCGCCTGAAAGACTCGGTCGGTCTTTTGTTTGCCCCGCAGTTCACCGAGGCGGCAAATCTCTTCCGCAAGGCCGTTACCGACAGCCGAGCCGCCGTGATCACCTTTGCGGCCGATGTCGCCACCAAGACGCAGCCGGTAATGCTGGATCTCGCGCGCGCGATCAGCGGCCAGGATCAGGACATCCAGACCGGATGGATCCTGACCGCGAAGAACCAGTTGCTGGAGTTTGGGTCTGCTGTCTCGACTGTTGTCACCACCGTCGTGGTGCCGGCGTTCAAGGCGCTCGCCGGGCTCATGCAGCACGTGGCGAACGGCATCAACGCGGTGTTTGGCACCAAGATCACGCCGGCCGACATCGTCGTGACGCTAGTCATTACCAAACTCATCGGCGGATTTCTGAGCCTGCTTGGCGTGCTGTCGGTGTTCCGCGGCGCGTGGGGATTGTTGGTTGGCCTCATCGGGGCGCTTGGCGGGCCGCTGACCATCGTTCTCACGACCGTTCGCCTCCTGAGCGGCGTCCTCGTCATCGTCGCTCAAGGCGCGATCGGAGTTGTCGCCGCTATGGGCGGACTGCCCCTTCTCCTGGCGGCCGTTGGCGCTGCTCTCGGCTTCCTGGCGGTGAAGCTTGCCCAAGGGATCAATTGGAAGAACCTGAGCGACGGCGCCGCGACGGCTGTCAGGTCGATCGTTGGGTTCTTCACCGGCCTCTGGGAGACTGTCAGCGGACTGTTTTCCACGGGGATAGCGGCCATCGCCGGCTTGTGGGCAAGCGTCGCGAATATCGCGCTGGCCGCGTGTTTGTCGATCGCTGTCGGTGCCGGTGCGCTCTGGGATGGACTTGCGGCGCTCTGGCAGACCGGCGTTCAACAGATCCAAGACAACTGGAATTCGATCGTTACGGGCGCCACGGCGCTCTGGGAACAGCTCAACGGCCTCTTTCAAGCGGGCTTTGATTTCCTTAGCGGCGGGTGGTCCGTCATCGTGGCGGCCGCGCAATCGGTATTCGACGCGCTCAAGGCGCTAGCACAGGGTCTCTGGAGCGGGATCGTCTCAGGCGCGCAAGCGATGTGGGACACGATCACCGGCGCGTTCTCCTCGGGCGTGAACGCTGTCATTGGCTTCCTCACACGCGTTCGCGACTTTGCGATCGGCGTCTGGAACGCGATCGGCGGCGCCGCCCAGAGCGCGGCGAGCGCCCAAGAAAACGCGGCCGCTGCGGGTGCCACAGGTTTTGCACATGGCGGTCCGATCCATGGACCAGGAACGGGGACGAGCGACTCTGTGCCGATCTGGGCGTCGGCCGGTGAGTTCATGGTCCGAGCAGCGGCTGTTCGGAAGTACGGCGTCAGCATCTTCCACGCACTGAACGCCATGCGACTCCCGAAGGGTGCCTTCCGTGGGTTCTCGCAAGGCGGTCTGATCGATCGCCTGCAGGTGATGATGCCGCCGATGGCGCCACTGCGGTTCGCGGATGGCGGCCAGATCCCGGCACTCGCACCGACGGGTCAGTTGCGCCCGCTCAATCTGCAGATTGGCCCAGAGTTGTTCGCGGGCCTGCTCGCGCCTGAGGACGTCGCCCAGAAGCTGCTCCGCGTCGCCGTCGCCCAGCAGGTCCGCAGCGCTGGCCGAAAGCCGAACTACGTCTGAGACAGAGACCTTATGGCAAACGCACTCTATCCAAAGACCAAGAAACGCTTCATGGCGGGCGACATCGATCTGTCGGCGGTCGCCGTTTTTGCGGTGCTGATCAATGTCTCCGGAGCCGGCACCACCTACGCCTATTCGGCGACGCACGCGTCCCTCGCTGACGTGCCGTCGGGCGCCATCATCGCAACCACGCCTGCGCTGACCGGCAAGGTTCTGGGAGACGACGCAGGTTTCGATTCCGACGATCCCACGCTCTCGGCGGTAGCGGGTCAGTCGATTGAGGCTCTGATCCTCTACGCCGACGACGGCACGAACACGTTCCTGATCATGTTCCAGGACTCGGGCGTAACCGGTCTCCCGCTGACGCCCGACGGCAGCGACGTGCAGGTGCTCGTCGACGCGGCGGGTTGGTTCGTCCTGTAGCGCCAAGCCGCCAACTGATCCCACTAACGCAGCCGCCTCCGGGCGGCTTTTTGCATTTCTGGAGGACCGAGAATGTCTGCGTCCACTTACGACGAAGCTTTGCGCTGCCTGCTCGCGCACGAGGGCGGTTACGTCAATCACCCATCGGATCCGGGCGGCCCGACCAACTTCGGAATCACGCTCGCCGACTATCGGCGGTACCGGAAGTCCGATGCGACAGCCGCTGACGTGCGGGCGATGAAGGTCGGCGATGCGAATGCAATCTATCGCGCGAAGTACTGGAACGCGCAGCGCTGCGACCAACTCCCGCCGGGCGTCGACTACAGCATCTTCGACTACGGCGTGAATTCCGGCATCGGCCGCAGCGGGAAAGTGCTGCGTCGTGTTCTTGGCCTCCCTGACAACACCAGCTTGGTCAACGACGAGGTTCTGCGGGCCGTCGCCAAGCGTGACCCAAAGGCGCTCGTCGCCGCAATCAACGACGAACGCCTTGCGTTCCTCAAGCACCTCAAGACCTGGCCGGTGTTCGGCGCAGGCTGGAGCCGGCGCGTTTCGGAAGTGCGCCTGATTAGCCTGCGCCTCGCAGCGCAGACTCGGCCAGCGCCGTCGATAGTGACGGATACCGCGCCGGTCCCGGGCAAAGGCGCGGTGCTCCCGCCTGCAGTCGTTAAGAAGGTGATTGTCGGCACCGGCACCGCGGCGCCGGTCGCGGTTGGCGGCAGTCACTGGGACTGGGTCGCCGCGCATCCCTGGGAGACCGGCGCGATCGCGGGTGGCGTCGCGTTCGCGATCGGCGGATCGATCTACGTCCTCAACCGGTGGCATCAGCGCGCGCAGGAAGCCGCCATTCCCCAAACCCCGCTCGTTCCCGAACTCGCTGTCTGACAGGAGAACTCATTATGCTGACTTTCGTGCTCATCTCCGCGACTCTCGTCGCGATCTACTGGTTTTGGGTTCGCCCGATCCTCAAAACGCGGCCCGGCTTTATCGAGCTGTACTCTCAAGAAGAAAGTATCGTCGCCGCACTCGCTGAGAAATTCGCCGGCATCAAGCAGAAACTCTCCTCGGTCGCAGTCATCGGTGCGAGCGCGGCGGTCAGCGGTTACGATTTCTTCGCGCCGATCGTTGGCGGCGTCGACGTGACCTCGATCGCCGCGAGCGTCCCCTCCTGGGCGTGGCCGATCATCCTGATCTCGATCACGGCGATCTTCCAGTTCTTGCGCAATCTCGCCGACAAACGACACGAGGCGGAGAGCGGCGAGACTCCTGTGAGTCAGGAGGGTTGAGGCGATGTGGAGTTGGCTCGCGAGCCTCATTGGCGGCCCGGTCATCACTGGGCTGATCAATGCCTACAAAGCCCGGCTGGATGCCGCGAACACCCACGACCGCATCGCAGCCGATCTTGCCGGCAAGGAAATCGAAGCGGAGATCGCAGCGCGCAAGGAGGCGTCCGCGATCATCATCGCCGAGCAGGGTCGTTGGTACACGGCGATCATCAGGCCACTGCTTGCCTTACCCGTCGTTATTTACTTCTGGAAGGTGATCGTCTGGGACAAGGTCTTCGGCCTCGGCGTCACCGACCCTATCACCGGAATGATCGCCGATTGGACCGGCATGATCCTCACTGCCTACGTGGGCGGTCGGTCAATCGAGAAAGTCGCCCGAATCTTCAAGCGCTAGGATCGCCGCATGAACGAGAATGGCAGCAAGCAGAGCAGGCCGGTCTTCGACCCAACGATCAACTACGGTCATCTGCTGACCGCGGTGAGCTTCATCCTCGCCGGTCTTGGCGCCTACTATGGAATGAGGGCCGAGCTGAGCAACATGGATCTGCGCGTTGCCAAGATCGAACTGACGCTGCAGCAATTGGCAAACGTTCTGGTGCTCAGTGCGCGCCAAGACGAAAGGGTCATTGCCATTGAGCGTCGAATCGATCGGCTGGAGCGAAACCCGTGACGGAGCCGCTCAACGGCTCCGAAAGCACGCTGCTGAGGATCAGCGGCGTCGGAATGTCGCCTTATGCCGCCCGCGGTCTGACGCAGACGCTCAATCCAATTGAGCAGGCCAAGGACCTCCGGCGAACCATCAACGGGGAGCTGATCGACTTTTCGGTCGAGCAATTCCGCAAGTACGCCAGCGTCATCGGTGGCAATGATCACAGGCCGCTGGGCGTTACGGGGATCTGGCCCGGACGAAACGTACAGGTCGAGTGCGTCGCCGAGCTCTATTACGTCACCGCCGGCGGAAGCGCCGAGCGTCCCCTCGTGACGGGATCCGAGCGTACCGAGGGGCCGTACACATATTACCGGCCCGTGCTGAACATGCGTGTCGTTGATTTCAATCAGTCCTTTGACGAGTGGGACGCGCAGGTGAGCTGGTCGCTGACGCTTGAGGAAATCTGAGCTTTGCCCGCGACCGTGTTTCATTTCGCATGGGTGGATGCCAGCCAGACCGCCTTTGGCCCGGAGCACCTCGTCGAAGACGAAAAGGTGCTGAGCATCGCGATCGAGCACAGCGAAGGGGACTTCCCCACGCTCTCGATCGTGGTCAAGAACCCGCGCATCGGGCTCCTCGCGCCCGCGCGCAAGACATGGACGTGGTTGTCGCATGGCGGGACACCGCTGTTCTTTGGCCGCCTTGTCGGCGTGCCATCGAACATCAACCAGAATGCCGTGACACTGGAATTCATCGGGCGGCCGGCGGACTATGCCGCACAGAAAGTAGCCTTGGCCGCGTCGTTGCGGGTGCTGCCGTACTACGATCCAGTCTTCATCACGCCCGAAGCGCAGGCCGATCCTGACACTGTGCTCGAAGCACGGCCCGCAATGTGGCACATCGACCGAACCGCGCTGGCGGTGACGACGTCGCACATTCTCGTGGGTGAGGATGGTGTCGAGGAGTTCCTCGAAAACGAGGTACCCTACGACAGCGTTTCAATCAGCATTGGACAAGTTCCGACGCGATCGCTGGCCGTCAGCGCGGACGTGTCCTGGATCCAATCGGCGCAGGGCAGCATCGACGTCGGCTCGTATTATTTCGAGTCGTATGCCGGCAAGGCACTGATCGATAACTGGCCAAAGCCAGGCGACAGCATCGACGGCGGTTACACGGTCAGCGCGGGATACGCGACCGACAACTACAACATCGATGGCACCGAGGCGGCGAGCTTCAGCATCTCGTGGTCGAACGAGCAACGCAAGCACGCGACCGGCGACACGCTCTCGATGAGCCTCAGCTCAACCATCGCGCCGCTGCGCGGCCCCTCCATCAAGGTGCTGCTGACGTCCGGCTCCAGGAGCGGCGAAGGCGAAGCAAGCGTCGACAGTACCTGGCTTCGTGTCCCGCTCTGGTCAGTCAGCGCTGCACTCGCTGTGAGCTATGACGTAGCGCGGGACCGTAAGGAAGGCATCCGCTTTACGATACGGGCGAACTTCCAGCCGCTTGTGACATTGCCGGGCGAAGAGGAGATCGGCGCACTTCACATTGGCGGCGGCGATGTCGGTATGTCGCTGCCGAACGGCAGTGTTCCGATCGGCGACGTCGGGAACCGATCATACTTCTCAAGCGATCGTGGTCTTCAATCTCTGGAGTATCTGCTCAACCGGGCGCGCTCGCAGCTGATGGCAGCCGGCCGGGCCGTCAATATCTCGTGGGACTGCTCGTTCGAACGCGCCAAGGCGCTATCTTGCCGCAAGAATGCTGTGCTGCATGACCACCGCCTGCCCGGCGGCCAAGCACAAGGCAAGATCGTGAAGTACTCGCTGTCGTTGGACGGCGAGAGCGGTAAGCCCATGGGCCATGTCGAGATCGCCTGCTCGATCGGCTACGGCGGATCGGTCGCTCCCGCTGCTGGCGATCCGACCTATGTCGACGCCGGCTATGTCGAGGTCGGCTATCAGTTCATGGAGGGTCAGATCGTCGTGCTCGATGCCGGCGATGTCGGCTACACGGTTCCGGTGGACGCGCCAAATGATGACGGTATTCATTTTCCATTGACATACGGTCAGGCCATTCTGGTGAACGAGACGCACGGCTCGGCAGACGCACAAGCAGCTGCGATTGTGGCGCTTGCCCAAGCTCCAGTTACGGGCTTCTCGGGCCCGACCGGCACGCAGGAGCAGATTGATGCCATCGTCAACCGCTCGACGGAGGTGCCGAAACAGATCGAGGCCGTGCTGAAACAGAACAGCGTATGGCAGGAGATCAAATTCAGGAATTTGGATACCGGCCCATTCGAGACCGCGTACGACATTGATCTCACGATGCTCGAACTGCCACAGGGCATCAATCTCGAGGCGGCGTCGACACCGTGAGTACCCTGGAGCAGATCGTCCGGCCGTTTCAGCGGACCGGCGTTTCCTATCCGACCCGCATCTTCAATCCGACGCAGAAGCCCGCGGAGGACGCCGTGCTGATGCTGGGCCAGGAGGGGAGCACCAAGGCCTTCAACGAGTCATTTTCTCAGAGAATTACGACGTACAAGGATCAGGAGATCAAGGAGCAGAGTCGCACCACCGAAAAGAAACGCATCACAAACCCGGACGACGAGAGCCAGTTCGTCGACGTCGAGAACATCAAGAAGCTGGTTACCGAGGCTGGCGAAGGTTCGAAGTACCAGAAATCCACTTACAGCTTCACCAACAAGTAGACGCAAATCGTGGCTCAGGGATTCGACCCACCGTGGCGGCTCGATCCTCTCAGGCGCATCGTTAATGTCGGTTGGGGCGGCTCGATCGCCGTGCTGGCCCTGACGGCGCGGCTCGGAGGCAGCACGCCCGCCACCGAGCCCCCCCTGACGTGGAACGCGTTTCTCACCGCCGAATGCGACGATCCAGATATGCGCGGTCTCTCACTGACCGAGGAGCTGGGGCCATTAGTTGCGCCACCCGGCCCTCCTCCGACCCTTATCAGTTCGCATAACGATTTCTGGTGTTTTGCCCGGCAATTCGCTGAGAGCAGCAACATCGTCACGACGACCTATCACTTCGTTGACCGCGGAAAGTACGTGATCTTCACGTCGAGCGGCACGATCGAACTGTATTTCGACTCGCTCGATCCGGACAACCCGGAGGTCCCTTTCCTGATCGACTTTCGCTCCCCACCCATTCTCACGGATGGGGGGACTTTCACTGTCTTACCCGGCGACAACGCCGGTAATGCGCTCAACGGCTACATCGACCACGTCGTCAACCTAGTGTTCTCACCACGCCCAACCACGATCTTTCCGCAGCTGATCGAGGAGATCATCGCGCACAACGAGGTGGTTAGCGCGCGGGAGACCGAGAAGTCGTGGAAAACCATTACATTCCTCAACCTGCCCCGCATCGCGAGCCGTTGGCCAAGCATCAAAAGCACCCGGAAGCTAAAGCTCGTGGCGCTGATGCAGGGCGTGAACGAGCGCACGTTTCTCGAGTGGTCGCTGGCGCTCGGGACATTCGTCGGGACCAAGAAGTTCACACTGAACAGTCATTCCCCCCTCCTCGTGTCTCCCGACCCCACCAAGGCTCCCAAAGGGTTTCGCCAGGAAGATGACGAGAGGATCGCCGAGAGCACGATGCCAACCGTTGAAATTAGCTTCACGATCGACCTGAAGACACACCAGGTCACCGCCACTAGGCGAACTCTCTAGACGCATGCATTTCCGCACGACCGACAACGCCAAGTGGGGCGCCGGCAAAGGCAGCAACCTCACGCCCGGCGAAGTCGACGAGAACTTCTGGGATCTCGATCAGCGCACCGCCGAGCTGGAGGCAAATCCGCCAGCGCCGGTCGGGATCGATCACGTCACGAGCACCGGAAACACGTTCACGATCATTCTGACGGACGGCTCGACTCAGGGACCGTTCAATCTGCCTGCCGCCAAGTTCAACCTCGTCGGCGAGTGGGCGCCGAACACGCCCTATGTGGCGAACAGCTTCATTACCGAGGCGGGCAAGACCTACCTGATCCTTTATCCGCACACGTCGGCGGATTTCTTCGACCCTGGCGCCAATGACGGCGGTGGTCATAATTACTACGGCTTGCTTCCGTTCCCGGACCAGCCAATCATCGCGTACCTCGATGAAGGATGGCAGCCCGCCACCGCGATGGGGGCCTTCAAGCTATTTTCCATTCCGGACCGCGGTGTCTATCTGTCCCTGCGCGCCCACGTTACGGCGACGATCTTCGATCCAGCGGCACAGGACGGCGGCGGCAATGCGCTCTATCAGAAGATCTTCGCCGCGATCGAGACGAGCAAGAACCGCATTCAGTTTCAGTATCCGGGCACGCCGCCGTCCGACGGAAGCATTATCCTCGTCTATATCCAGGACGACGCGCGTGACCTCGTCTTCACAACAGACTGGCCCGGCTCCTCGGCACATCTGAACGAGGCGTGTACCGACACAATCGAGTGGACGATTGAACACGCCGGTGTTGTGGTCGGCGCCATCACGTTCGAGCCAGGCTCCCTGCTCGATGGTGAAGGCGGGCAGTTCGGCACGTTCGTAGGAAGCGGCGTGACGGTCGCAAACCAGGAGCTTCTCAAGCTGCGCAGTCCCAACGCCGCGGACGCGTCGGCGAAGTTTCTCACGGTATCCCTGATCGGCAGCTACCAGGACCTTGGCTAATTGCACACGATCATCCTGCAGGGCACACAGACGGGTGGCGCCGACCCTGAGGCGCTGAACCTGTCCTTCTACGATAGTGCCGATCCGGCTGAGGGTCAGTACGTTGTGTTCCCTGTCGTGCTTGAGTACGTCGCGACCGCATCCCTGACGCTCGATATCCACACGAATGCGCCGGAGTTCTATGACGTTGAACTCGGGACAGTGGTCGTCACGGAGCTCACTCTCGATCTTCATACGAACCCGGCGGAGTACTTCAACACCGAGTTCATCAATATCCCGTTCGATCCGGAGAACGACGAGACCGAGGACCTGATCGCGGCGTTTGACCAAGAGTACGGCACGACCGCGAAGCGTCAGATGGATCGCCTTATCTCGTTGTTCAAGACGGGCGGTCAATGGGCGAAGTTCGACTGGTACGGCAACGCACTTTGGGCGATGTCCGAACATGATGCCTTGATCAATTGGAAGAACCCGACAGAGACGCTCGTCAAGGTCGGCACGGCATCTTGGACGTTGGGTTCAGGATTGTCGGGCGCCAATCCCGCGACTGTAACCGCACGCTATAAGTCGGGCTACACAATCGGTGCCGGCAACGCGACGTCGACGTCGTTCTGCATGTTGGCTGCGGTCACGGCGATTGCGGCACCGCAGAACGACATGCAGGTCATGGGCATGTTCCGTCGCACGTCAGGGGGCGGCCCGATCGGGTACGATGGCTCGTTCATCCAGCTTAATGTTATTTCCAACACGGGGGCCGCTGGCGCGAACGTGCAGGCATCGCACGGGAACACGTCATTCGGCGTGGGTGATGGCCTCGGTTTGTGGGGCACGTCACACAACGGCGGCACGCACATCACGGTTCACAACGCCGCGGAGGTGGACGCTGATGCGACTTCCGGCTCCGCGACGTACACGCACGCGGAAGGCATTTGCGTCGCCGGTACACCGCCTGGCCTAGGTGCGCAGCGATCGTTCGCCGGAACGATCCTGTTCTGGGCGTGGGGTGCGGCCATGTCGGCGGCCGAACTCTCAGGTGTTCAGACGGCGCTTGCTACCGCGCAGCTCCCGCCAGACGTCGAACCGGTCGAGGTGCAGGTGCCTCCCGCGTACACGGAACCGGGTGGGACGGGCGATCGCCGCGCGGACATCATCCTCTCCTGGGACGTCAACGTACCCGGGCACAACAAGACCCCCGCGGATCTTATTGACGGCAATACGACGACGACGCCGAGCGCGCTGTTCTTCGAACCTGACGCGCAACCGCAACAGTTCATCTTCGACTTTGCGCCGCTGGGGTTCACGCAGCTCATTGAGGAATTCAAATGGTATCAGGACAGCACCAGTACGCATGGCACGTGGCAGGTCGCCGGCTCGGACGACGGCATTACCTGGACTGACATTGATGGTCCGTTCACCCTCGGTGGCTTCACGCCTGTGCAAACGAAGATGCTGGTCAACACGACCAGCTACCGAATGTATCGGTTCTTGAAAACGTCGGGCACAACGTCGAACGGTCCATACCTGTTCGAGATCGAATTCAAGCTCGGCGGGCATCGCGCCATTGCGGAAATACCCGTGTACGCAACGAACACTCCGGGTGCGATTGCGGTCACGGCAACCGGCGGACTGATCAACGGCACGATCGCGCATCTCGTCAACGGCAATAGGACGGAAAGCGACACCTATTTCAACGGCGGGTTCACGGCCGCGGAGCTTGTGTTTGACTTCGGTATTGCCGTCGCTGTGGCGGAAGCGACCCTCTATCAGGACGCGAGCACCGACCACGGCCGGTGGATGTGGCAAGGCTCGAACGACAATGTCTCCTACACGAACTTGTCGCCGTTCTCGGGGGCAGTCGCTGATCTTCTTGGGACGCCTGGATCGGCGAACAATCGCGCGCATCGCGCGTTCGGCGGCAACACGACACCCTACCGGTATTACAAATGCAAGCAGCTCACAGGCACGACAAGCAACGGCCCGTGGGTGCGTGAGTTCGAATTCCGCAAATATCCATGACAAGGACGGATAGAACGTGACCGACAAGATCTACCCTAAAGCGCGTGCGCAAGCTTGGACTGGTGCACTTGACCTACGCGCGGGTACGATGCGTGCACTCCTGTTGGACGGTAGCTACACGTACAATGACTCGCACGCGTTCCTTTCGGATGTATCCGCGGATTCGCGCGTAAAGGCATCGCAACCAATGACAGGAAGAGCGGTCAATCTTACGACCTCGAACTTCGACAGCGATGATCCAACGGTGCAGGCCGTCACGGGCGACGACATTGAGCAAATCATTCTGTATGTGGACACAGGGATAGAGGCTACGTCGAGATTGATCTTCTACAAGGACACCGGGATCAGCACCGCGCCGTTCACGCCGGACGGTTCAGACATTCGTATCGTCGTTCATGCGTCGGGTTGGTTCAAACCTTGA